ATGGTAGACCGTGCTTTCGTAGAAACAACCAAGATTACTTCCAAGGGCCAGGCTACGATACCAAAAGCTGTAAGAGAAGTAATTCATGTCGAGCCAGGAGACAAAATTACATTCGTTGTCTGTGGTGATACAGTACAGATTGTTAATGCCCGTGACTTTGCTATGAATCGTTCGGGTGAGAAATCAGCTCAATAATGATGTCCTGTCACGACATTTCCAGTAGGAGAAGATTTATATGCCAAAAATGACTGCTGTTTCATTGTTTTCGGGTGCGGGTGGCCTTGATGTAGGCTTTGAAAAAGCTGGTTTCCAAATTGTTTATGCAAACGAGTTTGACCATGATGCGGCCTGCACTTGGTGCGCAAACAGGCCACTCTATAACCAAGTCATGCACGAAGGAGACATAAATGTCTTGCTACCAGAGCTTGAACAGTATAAAGGGACTGTAGATGTTTTGTTTGGTGGGCCGCCATGCCAGGGCTTTTCAGTCGCAGGAAAGATGGACCCAAATGACGCAAGGAGTGAGCTAATTTTCACTTTCTTAAAGGCCGTTCAGCTTGTTCAACCCAAGTTTTTTGTCATGGAAAACGTAAAAGCCCTTGGTACATTAGAAAAATGGGCAGCCGTTCGTAATAGGTATATTTCTATGGCTACAGAGTTAGGTTACTCGGTAGGATACGAAGTGTTTCATACGGCTGAGTATGGCGTACCGCAGAAAAGAGATCGTGTTATCTTTGTAGGCGTCAGAAATGGGACACCGACAGCTTTCTTTAAGGAAATGGAAAAATTAAAATGCCCGGCTCCTACAGCAAGGGAGGTGCTCCTCTCGGTAGGAGAATTTGGCTCCCCGGAGAATCCCGACACCTGCGCGGCGGCAATTACTTTAGCTAAGAGACCTATTATGAGAAAAAGCCCATACGCAGGGATGTTAGTCAATGGGGCTGGTCGCCCGGTAGACATGGATGGCCTTCCTCCTACCTTGCCCGCAACAATGGGTGGAAACAAAACCCCTATTGTCGATCAACACGCCTTGAACGATTGTGAGGTCGAGAATTGGTTCTCTGAATACCATAAAAAAATAGTTGCTGGCAAGTGTGTGCCAGCAACTATAGAGATTCCCAAGTATGTCCGCCGCCTAACGTTAAAGGAGGCGGCTGCCATTCAAACTTTCCCTAAAGACTATGTGTTCTGCGGGGCGAGAAATAAACAATATCGCCAGATAGGGAATGCCGTTCCATCGTTATTCGCATACAAAGTTGCAAAAGCGTTATGTACTGCCTATCACAACGACCTGAGTTTAGAGTAGACCCAGGTCTGTGTTTCAACGGTGCCACCGATCTCTGACACACAGTCATAAACAGCACCCAACACTTTGGAGGCATCGATGTCGGCGGGATGTGTAACTAAGAGAAAATCCATCAACTCGTCAACCTCGATTACTCCAACGGCAAAACCTTTGTTTGCGTATTCCTTTCTGACCTCAGAGAAATAAGTAGCAACCGAAGGAAGTCCACTGTGGCGTCCAGAAACAAAAAGTAAGCTGGTTAAACCGCTGGACAACGCCGTATCTGCGGCTCTTGCAACATCGTTTGCGGTGAATGGTTTATCTTTCAACTCAACACCAAGAAATGGAGAGCCATTCTTTTCAATGTCTAAGTCACTTCTTTGTCGGGAAGATGAGCCAGACTGATTAACAGGATGGGGGATTATTTTATAACCTTCATGCGCTGGAAAATGAATAAGAAAGAGCGCATAGGTTACAAGAACAAGTGCCGCGCCACCAAATCCTTGGTCAAGCAAGTCGGAGAGAAATTTATAAAGGATCTGGTAATTTGCGTCTTTAACTGACGTACTTACAGCATCGGCCCGTTCTTTTTTCTCTTTGGCTATCTGAAGGAGCTTGGTCATCAGGTAGTCGAGCGTATCCTGTACATCTTTCGGTGTAGTCAGCGCCGGCAACGAATCACATAATTGATTTAAAACGGCCCTGCCATCTCCACGTGCGGCATTGCTTTTAGCAAGCCGCAAGTATCTCGCAGGCTTATTGACTAATGGATCGTCGTTGTTACCGTTCAGTGCATTTGACAAGATTTGCTTTTGAAATGGATAAATTACCTCTTTACAGAGTGTCCTTGGAGCGTAAGCCCCTTGAGATGAGTCATCCACCTGTAAACTCAGCATATCAATTTCAGGATTAGTCAATTTGGCAACCAGAGCGGTTAAAAGAATATACTGGTAGGTTAAGCAACCCTTCCCAGCCAGGGTGAGGTCAACTGTTTTCGCGATTGGGCAGGTAGTCATCGCCTCGTTGCTGACCCGTTCATATGAGTCACGTAGTACCCTGCCTGCAGCTAATTGATTGACATCCAACGCCACAAGAAGCCCTCTCTTTCTACAAAGCGGAATGTTTAGAACTATTATGGTGATTATAACACTGACAGCGGCAGGGTGCAACACCATCTATGTTTACCATGCATAATAGGGAAGCCGATTAGACATTCATTTGGGAGGATTTAAACACAGACATGAACAGCGCCGTGTCTATAGAGAAAGCCTTCACATCAATTACGAACGGTGATATCGAGTCCTGTAGGAGGATTATTAGGGAAGAGTACCCGTTCATCCCATTCCAGCCGGATAAACGCAGTTATACCATGACAGAGAAGATGAAAATTTTTATCCGTGATGGTTTCATTGATCGGTATTCAGGTGACAAACTGGTGAACCCGGGTGTTTTGAAGATTATCACTTTTTATTGCCCTGCCGAATTCCCTTATCACCCACATGGCAAGATGACGGAGGGGCACGTTGCATATTGGGAGCTTTTTCCTACCATTGACCATGTCATTCCAATTGCACGAGGTGGAAAAGACACCATCGAAAACTGGGTGACGACATCTATGCTCCACAACCAAGTTAAAAACAATTGGACACTGGAGCAACTAAATTGGACACTGCACAGTCCCAGTGAAATTAAGGATTGGGACGGATTAACGGCTGCGTTCATAGAATTTGTGTCTCAACACACCGAACTATTGCAAGACAAATACATTTCTTCCTGGTTTCGGGCGAGCCGAAGCGCACTGGAGTGAACATAGCAAAAAGCGTCCGCTGTTGAAGCGAGACGCTTTTTGTATTCCATGTGGCAATTTTTATCCCACACTTATCTTGGAGATACCTTTCCACCCTGCATAGGCCGCTTATTCACACCGGTGTAGTTCATGTACTTGCTCGGAGAAGGCTTCGCAGGCTTGGGAGGAGTAACGTTGCTATTCATCAAAGTCCGCAGTCTTTCAATCTTTGCGTCGAGCTTCGGCGTGGGCTGACCACTTGCTCTTGCCCTGGCTCGGTTTTGTGTCAGGCGCTGATATTGCTGCCGTAGCGACTCATTCTTCTGTTTTGATGCCATAATCAATCCCCCACATCATGGATTGCACCGCCCACACGGGTCATAACCCTGAGCGATGGCTTCATCCCGCGTCCCAAAGAATTCCTGCTTGTTTGACTCATTCATCTGATCTACGCTGGAACAGTCAGGATAATGAAATTTCTTGCTGTTGGTGTTCAATATGTATGAAGCCGCACTGGTAGACTGCTGGGACTCGGTCTGCACTGGCTCCTCAGTCACTGTGGCGGAGCCGCCCTCCAGCCAGCTGTCGCCAGTGGCATAATCGATTGCGACCCCAGGCTGAGCGTTGTAGACATACACATTGAAGAGGATCCCATCACCGTCATCCTCCACAGACATCGCTTCGACCTGAACGCCATTTGCCAGAAGGTTATTTCCGTCGTAATAAGGGGTTACCCGGTACATGACGTGGTTCCCAGTTTCCTTTACATAGTCGGCAACCATGTTTTCAAACGGAAGCATCCCGTCTACGTTCATAAATCGGGTTCCGGTTATCAGGTTGCGCTCGTTGGCGTTCTCACCACTGAGCTGGAACCCAATCAGGTGGCAGCGGTTGTAGAGGTACTTTCCGTCAACGCAGTCATACTTGACCGTGTGCCATCCGGTCGGCTTGACTTGCCCGATGCTGCCACGGTCTTCGGTGGGCATCAGGTCTGTGCCAATACAGGCAAAGGCTACCCCGCAGCGGCCAAGTGAATCCAAGGGACTGTATGTTTCAAACGAGTCTGTGGTAATCTCGTCAGAGGTGAACGCAGGCTCGTTCTCATTTATTACTACATAGGGGTCACCGCTGAATGCAGGGATGCCATCAATGAAAACTTCGGACTCTGAATTGGGTACCTCACTCGGCGTTCCTGATGTGGCCTCTGGCTCTTCAGAAGAAGCCGGATACGGCGATGTGACCTCTTCTGAAATGGGCGTAGACTCGCTTGGCTCAGAGGTCACATCGCTTGTAGTGTCGGAAGCCGGGGAACCGCAAGCAGATAGAGCAAGGCACAGGGCCAGCAGTAGAGGCAAAAGGCTCTTTTTCAATTTGGTCACCGTTCATACACCTCTTTCGTGATTTTCTCGTGGGAAGAGCCGGGAAATTCCTCCGTGCTTATCAGCTTCCACTCGTCAAGAGGTAGGTCGAAATAGAAGTCTCCCGGATAGGCTCTATTCCAACGAAAGATGACCAGCTGTTCAATCCACCTGCTGTATGGGGACAGCGGCTCGTTTTCCACAAAACAATACTCTCCGGGAGCAGCTTCATTCAGGAAATCGTCTGAAACGTTGATTTGTGCGAAATTATCAGAGTCCGCAAACTGCTTCTCCGTATAGTGATTCATCCACAGCTTCTTGCCTACGGTCATATCAAGGATATGCTCCCGAAGGACTCTGTCTTGGCTCTGGCGGCGGCGATTGAACATCATGCCGTTGCGGTCATCAACAGCCACGATGACAATCATGCCTCTTCCTCCTCCACGATGTAGTCAACAAGAATGTTCTTCTCAGCTACAGGGGGAATAACAACGCCCATCATGTCGTAGGTGTTGCCGCTGCAATTCTCAAAGTGGGGGCCATAGGCGTCCACCTCGCATTGCGCATATTCAGGCATTTCAGAAAGGTCATCCCGAACGGCTCGGAGGAGGTTGTCCAGCACGGCATCAATGCTGTCACCGTATTCGACCGCTACCATTTCCTCAGCCTCGACCTCATCCCTGTCCTCATCGTCCTCTTCCACAACGCCAATTCGATAAAGAATGTACTTGTTCATTTTGTCATACCTCCATCAAAAATCCATAGTATTGGCAAACCGAGCGCTAAACGGATAAAGTTTGACAGCCCACTGCTGTTAGACACCAGTGACCCGTGATACTTGAAACGTTCGCCCTCTTCATTGGTGAGTTCCATGCTCCAATCGCCTACGTCCGTAGCCATTCCGATAATCGGGTTGTTACCGAAATACCGCCCCAGCGCTTCCAACAGAACTTGTGTCACCTCGGCAGTATAGCGGAGGTGCCTCTGTTCCTGCAGAGTGTATTTCGTCCCATCACCATAGGAATATCGGGAAAGCCAGACTCGACCGTCTGCAGTTATCGTAAGCCGCTGCTCGGCATCGTCGGTCGGCTCCGGCAGTGGCCCGTAACCTATGATGTTCGAGATGATCTTCACCTTCGCCGGGGTGCCGTGAAACCTTATTCCATCATACACCATATCGATTTCTCCCTCAAGGCTGCATGGTGACTTATCCAGCTTTCCTCTCTACAAACCAGCGGCCTATGTTATTCCCTTGTAGGCTTGCATTGCGCTCGAAGAACAGGAACGTCCTTGTCCCCCGCACCATCACCGTGTAGCGGTCGCCGCCACCTCCGGCCTTCATCGCTGCAGCTGGACGTATATCTACGACACGGTCTACCTCATATTTAGACCCATCCTCCCAGGTAATCAGCCTTGGAAGCATTACGCCATCCTCGTTGAATTCCACGAGGACGTCCACGTAGACTTTAATATTATTCATGTGGCACCTTCCTGAAAAAGCGGCTGTCAGGATCCATGGGGATGCGGAAGTCATATCCGATTTTGTTCATCTCCTGGAGCTTGATCAGCATGAGATTTATATCTGCTTTCATCATTCTGGCGATTTCAACCACATCGTAACCCTGGCGGCTCAGAGAATACACTTCATCATTATCCAGCAGGATATGAGAGGCAAAGGCGTTCGCTTCATACTCCGTTGTATCCTTCATGTGGAATAGAGCAAATTCCCGCAGCCCCTGCTTCTCTGCCTTGGCCAGCTCACGGTGCTCTGAGTCATGCCCAAGCTCATGTGCTGCAACCATCTGTAGCAGTTCCTCTCCGATATGTGGATTCAGGAACATGAGTCTGTGATTCCACCGGAAAGTGTACATACCAAGCAGTTTATCAAAGGTCGGCTCATAGTAGACTTTGATGCCGATCTCCTTTGCTATGTTCAGCGCGTTTCTTGTCCCACACTGTTTGACGAGGTTGTTCGCCTTCTTATAAAGGGCATAAGAATCCAATCGAAACACCTCCTCGGCGTTTATGTTACCACAATTGCTGTCCGTTATTTAGGACGATACGCCTTGGGGGTGTATTTCTTGTTGTCCTCTTTGCAGTCGAAGTAAGCCTTCTGGAGCGCGATCATGACCGCATCCTTGTCGGACTCGGTCAGCTCACCGCCTGCAAACAGACCCGACAGCTCCGCTACAAGCTGCTCGGCCTGCCGCTTACCACGGCTACCATACTGCTCCGAAGCAACAGAAACGAACTGCTCATCTTCCGTCAGCAAGTAGTTTTCCTCTGTGCCGAGCACCTCTGCCAGCTTCGCATACAGCTCGCGCTTGCGGGGGTAACGCCCTTCCTGCTCCCAGCCAACCACGGAACGGGTACCTACCCCTACAGCTTTAGCCAGCTCATTTTGAGTCAGTCCGCGCTCTTTCCGAAGCGCTTTTAACTTTTCTCCGAATTTCATGTCGCGCCTCCTCACGCAGTTGAATTGCGTATATTTTCAAAAATCTATTGACAAACGCAATTCACTTGCCTATAATCATAAATACGCCATTCAGTTGCGTTTTTATCTTACATTGAATTGCGTGTTCTTGTCAAGAGGGGAGTGAAAAAATGTCCAGAATTATTTTTCATAGTGATTTGAACTGCTTCTATGCATCTGTTGAGATGATGCTCGACCCTTCTTTGAGGGGGAAGGCAGTGGCCGTGTGTGGCGCCACTGAAGACCGGCACGGCATCGTCTTAGCAAAATCGGAGAAAGCGAAAAAGGCCGGAGTCAAAACGGGCATGGTGAATTGGGAGGCACAACGCCTTTGCAAAGATCTCATCCTGGTACCTCCGCAGTATGATCAGTATCTGAAATACTCTGCTCTGACCCGCTCCATCTATCAGCGGTACACGGATTTGGTGGAGCCCTATGGAATGGACGAATGCTGGCTGGACGTGACCGGCAACTCATGTGGCCTGCAGCCGATGGAGCTCGCTGAAGAGATCAGGAGGACGGTCAAAGATGAGCTTGGCCTGACCGTGAGCATAGGTGTCTCCTACAATAAGGTCTTTGCCAAGCTCGGCTCTGATATGAAGAAGCCGGATGCGATAACGGAAATCACGGAGATGGATTTCAAGGAAAAGGTCTGGCCGCTGCCAGCTTCGGATTTGCTCTATGTGGGACGGGCCACCACAGCAAAGCTCGCCAGATATGGCGTTCACACCATTGGTGACATCGTTCAGATAGGTCAGGCGTTCATGCATCGCCAATTCGGGGTCAACGGCGATGCCTTGTGGCTTTATGCCTCCGGGCTTGACCAGTCCCGAGTCATGCACCAGGATTTTGTGTCGCCGGTCAAATCCGTTGGGCGCGGAATCACCTGCAATGCCGACCTGTTCAATGAAGAAGAAGTCTGGAAGGTCATGCTGGCACTCTCACAAGACATCGGCCACAAACTTCGTCTCCATGGTTTGGAGGCGACCGGCGTACAGATATTTATCCGGAACAGCGATCTATGCCACCGCCAGTATCAGGAGAAGCTCGCTATGCCCACACGCAGCCCAGCACTTATTGCTCAAGCCGCAAGGGAGCTGTTTCACCGACACTATATCTGGACCACCCCGGTTCGTGCAGTGACAGTCCGAGCTACAAACCTCATTCAACAGGGCCAGCCGCTGCAGGCAAGCCTCTTCTATGATGTCAGCCGCCTTGACCGGCAGGACAGACTGGACACCGTGGTCGAGAACCTTCGCCGCCGCTTCGGTAAATGGTCGGTGTTTCCGGCGGCGCTTATGGGCAATCTGAAGATGCCATCGGATGGTCGTGAAGTAGTGACCATGCCCGGTATGATGTATCAGTAAACACTTGACAAGCAAATTCCCCTTTGATATACTATTACGCAGATGGGCGTAAACGGCGTAATGCGCGTAACAGGCCCGAAGGAGGAAAATTTATCATGAAGAAGGAGAACATGAGGTTTGGTACCTATTTGAAAACGTTAAGGACAGAACGAGAAATCACCCTGAAGACAATGTCGGAGGTCCTTGGGATTTCCCTGTCTTTCTTGAGTGACGTGGAGCAGAATCGACGTAAGCCGTTTGATAGTGATAAGCTCGGGAAGATTGCTGCCTATATGCATTTGGACGATGATGCGAAAGCTCTGCTCTATGATCTGGCCGCAAAGGAAAAGGGAACCATCCCTGATGACATCGACGATATCATGATGCACTCCGAAGTGGGAGACATGGCAAGGCTCGCACTGCGCCTAACGAATGCGGGGGTGATAGATGAAGCTGATTGGAAGAAGTTTATACGCGAGAGTGAACGTCATAAGGAGAGGAGCGAATAGTAGTGGTCGAATTTCATTGTTCACGCAAGGCCAAAGACGGGACCCCGGTAATCACTGATTTGGAGTTGCAAGACTATGCGGAAGCTGTGCTGAGAGACTACAAGCCTGCATTGCTGAAGGAGCCAGGGAAGATCAACGTTGACCATTTCTTGGAGAGCTATCTGGGCGCTACATTGGAGTACCAGTACCTGTTCAATGAAGAAGGGACACCGCAAATTGCTGGAGCGACCGTATTTAATGATGACCGGGTGAAGGTCTTTGACCGCGAGAACAAGTGTGTACGCACGATTGATGTGAGTGCGGACACTATCATCATCGACAGCACTTTGGTGGATGAGAAGCGGGATACCTATGTGCTGTTTACAGGATTGCACGAGGGTGGGCACTTTGTAGCGCATCCTGGAGTGTTCCGTCGCTTGGAGGGGCAACTGGACCTCTTTGGAGGGATGGCTGCCAGGTATCCAAGCACACTGCGTTGCCGCCGCGACATCGTGTTCGGCAGGCACTACAAAACTCACTTCACTACCCAACATGAGCACCGGGAGCACCAAGCTAACACCTTGGCCGCTGCCTGGGCGATGCCTCGTCCTACTTTTATTCCCGTGTCACAGGAAGCCATACGGAGAGCCGGATTCAGAGATGGAATCCTCGTCTATGAGAACGAATTTGATTTAGATTTTGATGTCGTGATCCCCGAGATCATCAAGAGCATTGCGCGAGTGTTCGGCGTTTCCAAAGCCGCCGCTACTGTTCAGCTCAAACGGCAGGGCCTTATGATGACGAAGAACGAGTATATGCAGCGCCGTCATCAAATGGTGGTCGCCTTCTAACGTTGATTATTCCAGCGGCCTGTTTACCACTGGCATGGGCCGCTGTTTTTCTTACTTATAAATTACGCAAATTGGCGTAACTCGCGTAATGAATGGAGGATTGAGATGGTGCGGACAACTCAACTGAATAAGACCGTAGTGTGCCCCTGGTGCGGCAGGGGCGAGGTTTGGTACGAACGGAAATCCAAAACCGTTATATCTCTGCGGTGCCCCAACTGCCGACACTTCTATCGAGTGGACTTGGAAACCCACCAAACGGAACGTGCATCTGCGTGTAAACGGCAAGGGCGCAACAAGAAGTCTTACTGACTGACCACCGGGGCGAAAGCCACCACTGAGGCCGGAGTAATGCTGTACAGCAGCTTACTCCGGCCCTTTTATTTTGCTACACCAATAGGACACGCAAAAATAAATTTGCATGGGTGGTTAGCAAATGGGACTTTCGGTTGGGAGATATAGAGAAGAGAACTAAACCGGAAAACTTTTTTTCTAAACCGGAAAAGAACCTTCCGGTTTAACCTTTAGACTTCAAATCACAGAGCAAGAGAGAGGGGGTGAACACGATGAGCGCCAACGAACGGCGAGAGCATATCCTCGAGCTTCTGAATATCAGACGATCCGAGAAAATTGAAAATCTCGCCGCAGAGTTCGGTGTAACTGAGCGGACGATCCGTTCGGACATCGAGGCGCTCACGTGCTGCTACCCCATCAAGACCAAGCGTGGCCGTTACGGTGGCGGGGTCGAAGTTGAGAGCTGGTTCCACCTCCAGCGCCGCACACTGTCTCCCGAGCAAGCAGAGCTTTTGCACCGGGTGGCTCGAACCCTGGACGGACACGACTTGGACACGATGAATAGCATCCTCTCACAATTTGCTCCGTATTAACCCACGGGAAACACCCCCGAATGTATGAAAGGTTTTGGTGAATGCGAAGTATGAAAAAAGTATTTATCTGTTCCCCCTATCGCGGTGACGTAAAAAAGCACGTCGAGCAGGCCAGGTACTACTCCCGCATGGCAGCGGTGTGTGGCTACTGCCCCGTGACCCCGCACCTCTTCTTCCCGCAGTTTCTGAAAGATGATGACCCCCAGGAACGCATTAAGGCCATCAAGCTCGGAATCGAGCTGATGAAGGTCTGCGACGAGGTTTGGGTACATGGCTCTCACGTCAGCTCTGGCATGGCCTATGAACTGGAAGCTGCGAAATCCCTCCAACTTCCGGTCAAGCTCCACGACGAACACGCAGACCGAGTTTTCCCGGATACCTTGATGATCGATGACCGCGTGACGGACGAGCTTCGCCAGGCCGTGCGTGGCCTCAAGCTGGTATAAGAAAGGACGACACATATGAACGACACTTATTTGAAACTCGCAGAAGGATTTGAGCAGCTGGCTCAGGGCTACCGAGCCCTTGCCGGTGAGCCGGAGCACACCGCTGAACCCAGCGTAGACACACAGCCTGCCCCGAAGATTACCATTGAACAGGTGAGAGCGGTGTTGGCATCGAAGTCCCAGGACGGGAAAACCCGGCAGGTGAAGGCCCTGCTCCTCAAGTATGATGCGGGAAAACTCTCCGGGGTAAAGCCCGAGGACTACCCCGCCCTTCTGAAAGAAGCGGAGGCGCTGTAATGAGGGCGCATTCCAAATTCCCGCCTTCAGCAGCGCTCCGTTCTCTCAACTGCCCTCCCTCGCTCTTGCTGGGAGAACAGTTTGAGGACGAGGAGAGCGTCTATGCTGCAGAAGGGACTGCCGGTCATGCGCTTGCAGAACACCTCATCAAAAAATATCTGAAGCAACGCACCAAGCGACCGACCTCTGAGTTCTATACCGATGAGCTCATCGAAGCTGTCGAAGACTATGTGACCTTCGTCACGGAGCAAGTTGAAGAAGCGCGCAGGGTCTGCCAGACCCCACTACTTTCTGTGGAGCAGCGAGTGGACGTGTCAGAATATGTTTCCGGCTGTTTCGGCACCGCCGATATGATGATAGTCACCGACACCGTGGCTCACATCATCGACCTGAAGCTCGGACGTGGGGTTATGGTCGACGCAGAAGAGAACCCTCAGCTCATGATATACGGTCTTGGAGTCTTGGCAATCGGTGAGATGCTCTATTCCATTGACACGGTCCGCATGACCATCTACCAGCCACGGCTGGAGCATATCAGCACCTGGGAGATTTCTGCCGAGAAACTCAAACAATGGGGTGAAGATGTTCTCCGTCCGCGAGGAACAATGGCTCTCAACGGAGAGGGTGAATTCAGCCCAGGCGAGTGGTGCCGTTTCTGTAAGGCCAGGAATACCTGTCGGGCAAGAGCGCAGAGCTATCTGAAGCTGGCCGAGATGGAGTTCCGTGATCCCCCGCTGCTTACTGATGAGGAAATCGCTGAAGTCCTTAAGGTCGCTGACGATTTGGCAAAATGGGCGGCAGATGTTTATGCCTTTGCCCAGGACACCGCCGTAACCTACGGAAAGCACTGGCCGGGTTACAAGCTGGTGGAAGGCCGTTCCAACCGCAAATACAGCGATGAGGAAGCTGTCATCGAAGCTGCAGAGAAAGCCGGTTACACGGACATTTTCAAGCGAAGCCTCATCGGTATTACGGAAATGGAGAAACTCATGGGCAAGCAGAAATTTGCCGAAATCATCGGTCCTCTGGTGTACAAGCCCCAAGGCAAAATCACGCTCGTCCCAGAATCGGACAAACGACAAGCTATCAATCGTACTACCGCTGAAGCGGATTTTATGGAGGAACAAGATAATGAAAAATAATCAGACAAAGGTCATCATCCCCTGCCGTTTTTCTTACCTGCACTGCTGGGAGCCGGTCGCTATCAACAACTCCGAACCGAAATACAGTGTGAGCGCTGTTATCGCAAAGTCCGACACCAAGACGGTCAACGCCATCAAAGCCGCCGTGGAGCAGGCCAAGAAGGAGGGCGTGGCTAAGTGGGGCAGCAAAGTTCCCGCCAACCTCAAGCTCCCCCTCCGTGATGGTGACATCGACCGACCCGACGATCCCAACTACCAGGACTGCTACTTCCTGAATGCCAACAGCAGACAGGCTCCCCAGGTAGTTGATTCTAAGGTACAGCCCATTCTGGATCACAACGAGGTCTACAGCGGCTGCTACGGTCGAATCAGTGTAACCTTCTATGCCTACAATTCCAATGGCAATCGTGGTATTGCCGCAGGGCTCGGCAACATCCAGAAGCTCAAGGATGGTGAGCCTCTCGGTGGGCGCACCAACGCTGCCGACGATTTTGATACCGTAGAAGATGACGATTTCCTGTCCTAATTCTTGGGGTGGGTGGCATTGTGCCATCCACCCTATACATAAATGAGGTTGCTTTCATGAGGATATTAGCTATAGATATCGAGACCTACTCCGACATTGACCTTACCAAATGCGGTGTTTATGCCTATACTGACAGTCCCAACTTCGAGGTGCTGCTCTTCGGTTACGCTTTTGATGACGAGGCAGTGCAGGTCGTAGACTTCGCCAGCGGCGAACAACTCCCAGATGCGGTCTTTGCCGCACTCACTGACCCCACTGTGACAAAGACGGCCTTCAACGCTTCCTTTGAGCGTGTGTGTCTGTCGAGGTACTTAAATCTTACTCTGCCCACTGAGCAGTGGTACTGCACGGCTACTCAGGCACTGCTTCTTGGGCTTCCCCTCTCTCTAAAAGGTGTGGGGGCCGTGCTCGGTCTGGAATCGCAGAAGCTCAGTGAAGGTGAGGACCTGATTCGTTACTTTTCTGTTCCCTGCAAACCCACAAAAACCAACGGTGGTCGGACACGAAACCTCCCCAGTGATGCCCCCGACAAGTGGGAACGCTACCGGCTCTACAACATACGGGACGTGGAGGTGGAGCGGGAGATCCGAAGGAAGCTCCATGCTTTCCCAATCCCCGCTGCAGAGCAGGCTTACTACGTTATGGACCAAGACATCAACGACCGGGGTGTCATGGTAGATCCAACACTGGTAGAGCACGCAGTAGAGTGCGACCACCAATATAAGCAGGCGGCGACGGAACGCGCCTATGCCCTGACCGGTTTGGAAAATCCCAACTCTGTATCTCAGGTGAAGGAGTGGTTGAGTGAACGCGGTGTGTCCGTCGTCAGCTTAGATAAAAAATCCGTTCGTGAGCTGATTAAGGAGACCGATGGCGAAACCATGGAAATGCTTAAGCTCCGTCTGCTCATGTCAAAAACCTCGGTCAAGAAGTATGAAGCCATCCAGCGGTCGGTGTGTTCCGATGGTCGGGTCCATGGACTCTTCAAATTTTACGGGGCAAACAGAACGGGCCGTTGGGCATCCAGACTGGTGCAGGTGCAGAACCTTCCACAAAATCATCTGCCCGACTTAGAGCTGGCCAGAGAGTTAGTCCGAACCGGGCGTTATGAGGATGTGGAGCTGCTTTTCGACAACACTCCCGGCGTTTTATCCGAACTCATCCGCACTGCCTTTGTTCCCAAAGCCGGGTGCCGTTTTATTGTCAGCGACTTCAGTGCCATTGAAGCCCGAGTCCTATCCTGGCTGGCCGGAGAGCAGTGGCGTATGGATGTCTTTGCCTCCCACGGGAAAATCTATGAAGCCTCCGCAAGCCAGATGTTCCATGTGCCGATTGAGGAGATTACCAAAGGAAGCCCTCTCCGGCAGAAGGGCAAAATCAGTGAGCTTGCATTGGGCTACGGTGGCGGCGTGGGCGCGCTCAAGGCCATGGGTGCATTGGATATGGGGGTGCCCGAAGACGAGCTTCCCGGACTGGTCAACTCTTGGCGTGGTGCAAATCCGCGAATCGTCCAGTTTTGGTGGGAGCTCGACGCTGCCGCCTTAAAGGTGGTGCGGCACCGCACCCAGGCGCGTGTAGGCCGCATTGGTCTGGAATACCGCTCCGGTTTCCTGTTCGTGACCCTACCATCTGGTCGAAGGCTGGCCTATGTCAAACCCCGTATCGAGCTAAACAAGTTCGGACGGGAGGGACTCACCTATGAAGGCATTGGAGAAAACAAGAAATGGTCACGCATCGAAACGTATGGCCCAAAGCTGACGGAAAATGTGGTTCAAGGGACTGCCCGCGACCTGCTCGCCTACGCAATGCTTCGATTAGACGGTGCGGGTTACCCGGTCGTAATGCATATCCACGACGAAGCGGTGGCCGAAGTGCCGGAAGGGACCGGATCAGTGGCGGATATGACGACTCTGATGTCGCAGGGGCCGGAGTGGGCCGCTGGCCTTCCGCTCAGAGCTGATGGCTATGAATGCTATTTCTATAAAAAGGACTGATAATATGGAACATTTGCGGATTAACCACTCCAGCGGCTATATTGACCTTTACGTAGATGCGTTCTTCCCCTGCCCCCTTCAGAAAGCCCGAAAGGTATTCCGGCTTATCAACCAGTGGTGCTCCTGTGAGGAACGTCAGGATCTGATGAAGTACCTGCTGGAACGCGCCAAAATATACGAAGCACGCATTGAGGCAGATACCCGACTCCTGCAGCACTCGCTGATGCCCCGCATGGAGGAGCGTGAGATGCTGCAGGACATTCAGAGGAGTCGTAGGCTCCTGCGTAGGTTGAAGCGAAACATGGAGTATTTGGAGGTGGGCTGACATGAAAATGTATGTATCCACGGGTAACTCCCGAATGGAGCGGGTCTGGAATGGTCAGGAAATGGAGCTTGAAGCCTTCCGGGACAGAATTTCTGTAACCTACACCACTTCGGAAACCGTCGAGCAATATCGAAAAATGTCGAAAGCCATGCAGGACAACATCAAGGATGTCGGCGGCTTCGTGCTCGGTCGCCTACGGGATGGGAGGCGTAAGAAGGACTGTGTGATCTCCCGCTCGGGTCTCACTCTTGATATGGACTACGCCACTCCAGACATTGTGGAACAGCTGGAGATGCTGCTCCCGTTTTACTGCCTGATTTACTCTACCCACAAGAGCACACCGGAAAAGCCGCGACTCCGCCTAATCGTCCCGCTCACTCGTGAAGTCTCTCCGGACGAGTATATGGCTATTGGCAGAAAGGTGGCCGAGGACATCGGCATCGAGCTCTTCGATGATACCACCTACGAACCGAGCCGTTTGATGTACTGGCCCTCCACCTCAAGCGACGGTGTGTTTCTGTTCCGTGAGATTGAGGGCGAGATCCTCGACCCAGACACAGTGCTGGCCCGGTATACCGATTGGCGAAACACCACTGAGTGGCCCGTGTCCAAACGCCAGGAGAAGGTGGTGCGCCGGGAAGTAACCCGGCAGGCTGACCCGCTGACCAAATCAGGGTTGGTGGGTGCCTTCTGCCGAACCTACACTGTGCAGCAGGCCATCGAGCAATTTCTCCCCGACGTCTATCAGCACAGCGCCATGGCTGGCCGCTTCGACTACATCCCAGCAGACTCCCATGCTGGCGTGGTCATCTATGACGATAAGTTTGCCTACAGCCACCACGCCACAGACCCTGCCTGCGGCAAGCTGCTCAACGCTTTCGACATCGTCCGCATCCATCGCTTTGGTCATCTCGATGCCAAGGCAAACGAGGATACAGACCCCGCCAAGCTCCCCAGCTTCGTAGCCATGCAGGAGTTTGCCGCCCAAGACGAAGGGGTCAAACACACCTTGGGCGAGGAGAGGGCGCAGCTTGCCCAGGCAGAGTTTACACAGGACGAGGACTGGCAGGCTCAACTGGAGCTGGATAAAAAGGGCAATGTGAAGGACTCTCTCACAAATATCGCCACCATCATTCGTTGCGACCCGCTCCTTCAGAATATCGTGTTCAATGAGTTCAAAGGCACTCTGGACGTGATCGGCCCGATCCCCTGGTCTCAGGTAAAGCCTGGATGGTCGGATGCGGATATGGCAAACGCCAAGCTCTACTTTGAGCGAGTCTATGGGATTTGGTCCCCTGCTAAGTTCAAAGATGCGCTGCTGGCTGTGGTGTCTGCCGAGCGCACCTATCACCCGGTCAGGGAGTACCTCGATTCTCTGGTTTGGGATGGAACGGAACGCCTGGACACTCTGCTCGTGGAGTATATGGGAGCGGAAGACACACCCTACGTTCGTGCTGTAACCCGTAAAGCACTCTGCGCTGCTGTTGCCCGCATCTATGAACCCGGTATCAAGTTCGATTCCATGCTGGTGCTGAATGGCCCACAAGGTATGGGCAAATCTACCTTCTATGCCTTGCTTGGCAAGGAGTGGTTTTCTGACTCGCTCTCCATTGCGGATATGAGGGACAAGACTGCTGCCGAGAAGCTGCAGGGGTATTGGATTCTGGAGATTGCTGAAATGAACGGCATCAAGAAGGTCGATGTCGAGACGGTGAAGTCGTTCCTCTCACGCACCGATGATAAATTCCGTCAGGCTTACGGGACGGTGGTTGAGAGCCACCCCCGCACCAACATCATCGTCGGGTCCAGTAATTCGGACAGTGGCTTTCTGCGCGACATCACAGGCAACCGCCGCTTCTGGCCGGTTGACGTGACTGGTTTGGGACACCGCCACCCGTGGGAGCTGGAGGACGTTGATCAGGTATGGGCAGAGGCGGTGGTGCGCTACCGAGCAGGCGAAGAGCTGTTCCTTAAGGGCGCAGTGGCCGCAGATGCTGTTCGGCATCAGCTTGACGCCATGGAGTCCGACGACCGGGAGGGCATTATCGAAGATTATCTTTCGCGCCTGCTCCCAGACGGTTGGGACAACATGGATCTGTTCCAGCGACGGAGTTTCCTCGGCGGTGGCGAATTTGAGAATGCCGGATTAGTTGGGACCGTTGCCCGTGATCGGGTGTGTACCTTGGAGGTGTGGTGCGAATGCCTCGGTAAAGAGCGCTCCAACATCAAGCGGTCGGACTCTTATGAAATCGAGGGGATTCTGAACAAGTTGGGCTGGACGGTTATCAAGACCAACCGGCATGGCAAAACCCGCAGACCGATTTATGGCCCTCAAAAAACCTTTGTTCGGGTCGAGTCGGAAACAGCTCATTCCCGGTAGGAACAAATAAGTATGTTTCTATCGTTCCTCGCAGGAGGCAAGGAACAAAGGCAGGAACCGGCTCGACTGCTTGACGTTTCTGCATTTTCGGCTTCCTGTTCCTATGTTCCTATCAAATTCCCATTTGACCATGAAATAGATAGAAATAACGGAAACAGGTACACGCGACACGCCTATATGCGCGTATAGGAAAAATGGGCACAAGAACGGAACAAGGAACAGGAGGCTCAAATGCGAGAGAGCACTATAGAACGAAAGCTGACCACTGAAGTCAAAAAGCGCGGTGGCCTCGCTCCCAAATTTACATCTCCCGGATTAGATGGGGTGCCTGACCGTTTGGTACTTCTCCCCGATGGAAGGCTGGCCTTCGTGGAGGTCAAAGCACCCGGCCAGAAGATGCGACCGCTCCAGCTTTTACGGAAGCGGCAGTTGGAATCGCTGGGCTTTCGAGTTTATTGCATTGACAGGCCGGAGCAGATTGGAGGTGTCCTGAATGAAATACAATCCCCATGATTATCAGACCTATGCCACCCGCTTCCTATTGGAGCACCCTGTTAGCTGCTTGATGCTTGACTGCGGTCTCGGCAAAACGGTCATTACCTTGACAGCGCTATGGGAGTTGGTGCTTGATTCTTTCGATATTGGGCGCGTGCTGGTCATCGCCCCAAAGAGAGTCGCAGAAAATGTGTGGGTACAGGAAATCAGGAAGTGGGAGCACCTGACCGGACTGACCGCAGTGAGGGTGCTGGGTAGTGAACAGGATCGCCGTTCGGCGCTGAACACTCCTGCTTTTCTATATATCATCAACCGTGAAAATGTTACATGGCTGGTGAAAAACCGGCGCTGGGATTTCGATATGGTGGTCATCGATGAGTTGTCCTCGTTCAAGTCCCACCAGGCACAGCGGTTTAAAGCCATGCGAAAGGTGCGGCCACTGGTGACACGGATCGTCGGCCTGACCGCCACTCCCGCTCCTAACTCCCTCATGGATCTGTGGTCTGAGATGTGTCTGTTGGATATGGGACAGAGACTCGGTCGCTATATTGGTGGCTACCGTGAGCGCTTCTTCGTGCCGGACAAGCGCAACCGGGAAATCGTGTATTCCTACAAGCCTCGTGAAGGTGCGGAGGACAAAATATACGAGCTGATTTCCGATATCTGTATTTCCATGAAAGCCAAAGATCACCTTCAGATGCCGGAGCTGATGACCAATCGGGTGACAGTCTCTATGAGTCCCAAGGAGCGCGAGGTTTATGACCGGCTCCGCAGGGACATGGTGACGGAGCTGAACGGCGAGGAACTGGATGCTGTAAATGCTGCGTCCTTGAGCAGCAAACTTCAACAGATGGCCAGTGGTGCTGTTTACGGCAGTGACCATCAGACCGTTGTACTGCATTCCCGAAAACTGGACGCTCTGGAGGATCTGATCGAAGCCGCCAATGGGAAACCTCTGCTGGTTGCCTACTGGTTTCATCATGAACACGACCGGCTCCATGAGCGGTTTGCTTGCCGTGACATCAATACCGCCGAGGACATTGCAGCATGGTGCGCAGGAGAGATTCCTGTTGGCCTGATCCACCCCGCCTCTGCCGGTCACGGCCTCAACCTTCAATCCGGTGGCTCTACGCTGGTGTGGTTTTCCCTCACTTGGTCATTGGAGCTTTACGAACAGCTAAATGACCGCCTCTGGAGACAGGGCCAGGAGCATACAGTGGTAATTCATCACATCATCTCAGATGGCACGATCGACGAAGATATTATGAGCGCCCTGGCACGAAAGGACGTCGGACAAAACGCTCTACGCGATGCAGTCAGGGCGAGACTGGAGGTTTGACATGAGCGAGAGAGTCGAATACATCATGCGGAATTATGATACCATGCGCCGTGACCTTGCAGTGCTGGAAAGCGAACTGGACAACTTCAAGGGCATCACCCCACAGGAGGTGCTGGACACGATGCAGTTCTCCCATCCCTCTGGGGATAGAGTACAGACCAGCAATGTAAGCGATAAGACCTGCACCATTGCCATCAACTACCGTGACCGTCTGGAGCAGATAAATCGTGATTGGCTCAAGCACCTTGCTGATGAATATACAGAACTGAAGGAGGAGCTTGACTTCTTCGATGCAGCTGTGAGCCAGCTTTCCGGTTATCTGCCCGGTCTGATACACGACTTGGTCGTGGAGCGTGAGACCTGGGATATGGTCATGGGAAAATATCATATTTGCCGAAAGACCGTTGCAAACGCCAGGAAAAAGGCCATCGCAGAGCTCGACGTGCTCTATCGCAAGCATGACCAGCGGATGGCAGCATACTTGCTGGGGTGACGCCATGTATAGGAGAGGCGACATTTACTATATTGATTTCGGGACAAATATGAACAGCAGTAAGGAGTGTGGATTTCGACCCGCCCTCATTGTCAGCAACAATGTGGCAAACAAATACTCTCCAGTCGTTACAGTCATACCGCTCACAGCACAGGTGAAGAAAAAGCTCAAACAGCCTACCCATGTTTTCCTATCGAGGAAAGCCGGCTATGGGCTTAAGCGTGACAGCATTGCTCTTGCCGAGCAGCTCTTCACCGTGGAGAAAAGTGAGCTGGTGCGCAAGGTCGGTTCTATCAAGGATGCAGTAACCTTGCGGAAAATCACGAGAGCATTGCAGGTGCAGATCGGCGCAATATAGGAATAAGCGGGCGTCCCTATCTGGGATGCCCGCTTATTCGTCTTTTTTGAACAATTCGGATATGTCCACCTGCAGTACCTCTGCGATGCCTATCAGCTCAATGTCTGTTATAGTGCGCTTCTGTTCCTCGATACGCGAGATAGAGCCTCGGCATACATAGACCGCCAATATTTCGTGTCTCTCGGCAAGGGTCTTCTGCGTCATGCCTTTTTCTAATCTCAGTTGCTTGATACGAGGGCCGACCATGTTCTGCTTCTGCCCATCCAATATTCTCTTCATTGGCCTGCCCCCATTCCTTCAGCTTGACTACTATCACCCACAAGGTTATACTAAATTTGCGAAATTCGTGTCCTACTGGTAGGACACACCGATTTCATTTTGGAGCTTGCGGGAAAGAGGGGAACCCCTTTGTTAAATATTAAGGATCCAGAGCTTATCAGAAACTACACACAGCAGTATGGTTGGATCATGCGAAAAGGTGCAAAGTACTTAGCTGCTGTCTTGACCCGTTATGTTGATAACGGTTGTACAGCAACAAAATCCGACTACAGCAGATTTGTCAAAGAAGCAGCTGCGGACTTTGGAATTCGACCTGCGAGCTTCCGAGCTGTTATCGAACGCTATGTGCGTGCCGGATGGGAAGAAAACCATCCGTTTGCCTGGGAGTGGTCGCACTATGCAGGGTGGCATGAATCCACTCCACCGAATACCACAGAAGCCATTAGGCTCGTTTGCGAGGCTTATGTTCCATTCGTTACAAAATATGAGGATGTCATTCGCCATCAGCGTGGTTACTATTTACACATGGCCATTGAAGAACTGGAGACAAAAAATGGAAAACCAAATATATGAGCGTGACTATAGGCAGGCCAAAGAGCGCAAACGTCAGGTACTACACAGCACTGACTTCGATGTGATTGGCGAGTTAAAGGCCGCAGGTTTCTTCCAGAAATTGAACGAACGGCTGAATCAGATCCCCAAGGTCATTGTTCCCGAGGACAAGGTGAATTATGATTATTTATTGGAGCAGTGCGATGCTTTCGCCAAGCGGCACGGTGGACGGCTTCGGGGCATCGTGGATTTCGAGCAGTATGAGTCCCATATCAATTTATATGTACCATTCTTCGAGATCGATTTCCCGGAGGACAGACGGTTTATCTTTGATGTGCTGACCCGGTCTACATATTTCTCTTTCATGCCGGACAAGACCGGTTGGACGAGACTTCATATTTTCATCAACTATTTTTCTGAAGCAATCAGCCAGGATGCGAAGGCAGACATCATAAACCAGCTCTGTGAGGAGATGGGAGACGAATTCCAGAACAATTTGGTACAGAATAACCGCTTTGGCACCGCAGTGGATAAGCTCTACGATATAGGCATCTACGATGAGGCACCTGAATATGAAGGGAGCACACAGACAATGGATGGAATGACTATTATGGCGAAAAAGATACGGGCGTATCGAGAGTCATTAGGAAAAAGCCAATATGAGCTTGCGTCCGACTGGTCATTGCCTACGAACGAGCTTGTCGCTTTGGAATCCGGTAAGGCAGACCCGTTTTTGAGCACGATTGTGAAGGTCGCGGGCTTCATGGGCTTATCCGCATCAGAGCTGCTCAACGAGCGCCGGTAACCACACTGAGGTTACACTAAAAGTCCACTGACAATTCCAACATTACCTGCTATAATTTAAAATGCAGAAGATATAAGGGTGGGAGAAATCCCGCCCTTTTTCTTTTGTCGGGCGGGGCTTTCGTCCTTTCCCCTGCCCGTACATAGAAAGGAGCGGGTAACATGGTTTTTACCAGTGAGCAGGTGTCCTGTGGGCACCCGGACAAAATATGCGACCAAATCTCAGACGCTATCGTCACCGACTGCCTGAGAAATGACCGAAATAGCAGGTGCGGTATCGAGTGCTTAATCAAAGACAGGGACATTCTCATTTCCGGTGAGCTGTCCTCCCTGCACCACCCAGACCTGGAGCGCCTTGCCTTTAACGTGCTCCATCGCGTGGGCATACGGGATACTTCCCAATACTGGGTCACCGACTGGCTCGGTATCCAAAGCCCAGACATCGCCCAAGGCGTAGACACAGGTGGAGCCGGTGACCAAGGCATGATGTTCGGCTATGCGACGGACGAGACCCCCGAAATGCTCCCGATCCCCTTCGCTGTAGCTACCCTCGCACTGCGGCTCCTGCGCGGTTTGGATTCTTCCATGTTCCTGCCGGATGCGAAGGCGCAAGTCTCCTTTGACTACGAAACTGGTAAAATCACGACATTCCTAATCAGCACCCAGCATCGAGCCGAATATCAGGTGTCAGATTTCCGCTCCATCGTGGAGACCATCATGGTAACTGCCGCTGAAGAGTACGATTTAAATACAGATTTTCGCCGCCTGGTCAATCCGACCGGGCGGTTTGTCATTGGCGGCTCGTTTGCCGATTGCGGTCTGACCGGGAGAAAAATCATAGCCGACACCTACGGAGGTATGTGCCGCCACGGTGGTGGTGCCCTTTCCGGTAAGGATCCCACGAAGGTCGACCGAAGCGGTGCTTATATGGCGAGGAAAATCGCAAAGGATATCGTCCGTGCCGGAGACGCCAAACGCTGCGAAGTCCAGTTGGCTTACGCCATTGGCGTGGCCGAGCCGGTTTCCGTGGGCGTAGATTGCTTTGGCACCGAGCAAAGACCTGTCGGTGAAATCGTGAAAACCATCCGTTCGTTTTACGACCTCACCCCACGCGGCATCATTGACCGGCTCCATCTGCTGGACGTTGATTACAACGACGTGGCGGCTTACGGTCATTTCGGGCGCTGTGGTCTTCCTTGGGAGGAGTAAACGCTGTGCCCCATCGACCCAACACACCCTGCCGACACCCAGGCTGTGCAAATCTTGTGCCCTACGGTCAACAGTACTGTGAGACACACAAGCCACTGCACCCGGAAGCGTTGAGGTCGGCTGGCTCCCGTGGGTACGGCTCCCGTTGGCAGCGAGAAAGCAAGGCTTATCTACGAGCACACCCACTGTGCGCAGAGTGTGCTCGGCAAGGGAAATACACCAAGGCCACGGTCGTTGACCACATCAAACCGCATCGAGGTGATCCTGCCCTCTTCTGGGATCGGGCGAATTGGCAACCGCTTTGCAAGCCATGCCACGACAAAAAGACATGGAACGAGGATAAAAATCCTGTGTACAGCTATTGAGCGCCAGGGGTAGGGGGGTCTAAATCTCTACAGCCTTCTCGCTAAAAGACCGGCGCCCCCCTCTTTGCGCAAAAACGCAAAATTAAAGAGGGGGGATACCCCTCTCACGCTGTCGGCTCCCGATTTTACTGGAGCTTCACGTCAAATATCGGGTGCCTTTTCGCCAAAAGGTACTCACAGGTGGGCGCAAAACGCAAGTCATTTGCTTACGTTTTGCGCTTTTTTATTGATACCTTATGGCGAAAGGATGGTGGCGAAATGACTCAAATTCAGGCGACTCAAATCAGAGAATTGCGTTTGCGCGGCGCGGGCTACAAGTCTATCGCCACCGCAACCGGACTGACCCGAGATATTGTTCGCAACTACTGCAAAGCCCATGGACTGGATGGCCTCTGCTCCGACCTTACGGTAAATATCCGGGAGCAGATGGAACACGGCAAGGTCTGTTGGTACTGCGGCCGGCCCCTTCTCCAGCCACACACCGGACGGAGAAAGAAGTTCTGTTCAGAGTCTTGCCGTCGAGCGTGGTGGAAATCTCACCCTGAAGCCACCAATCGCAGTGAGGCGGCGTACTACAGATTGACCTGTGCCTGCTGCGGCAGGGAGTTTGTCTCCTATGGGAATCGGAACAGGAAATACTGCTCGCATGAGTGCTACATTCGTGACCGCTTCTGGCGCGAGGAGGACGGTCGACCGCCATACAGCTCTACCAAGGAGGATTTGCATCATGAGTGAAAATAAAAGCGCCATGGAGTGGCGCACCATTCCCATTGGTGACCTGCGGCCTGCAGCCTATAATCCGCGCAAGAAGCTGAAAGCCGGAGACAAAGAGTATGAGAAAATCAAGAACTCCATTCAGGAGTTTGGCTATGTGGAGCCTATCATCGTCAACTACGATATGACCGTCATAGGCGGTCACCAGAGGTTGACCGTCCTGAAGGATCTTGGGTACACCGAGGTGGAGTGCGTTGTGCTCCATATTGAGGATGAGCATAAGGTCAAGGCGCTCAATATCGCCCTCAACAAAATCACCGGCGCATGGAACGAACAGCTCCTGGCTGACCTGCTGGTTGACCTGCAGAGTGCCGACTTCAACACCGACCTCACCGGCTTTGAGCCTGCGGAGATCGACCAGCTTTTCTCCAAGGTGCATAACAAGAAAATCACGGAGGATGATTTTGACGTGGGCGCGGAGCTGCAGAAGCCCACAATTGCCCAGGCCGGTGACCTTTGGCTGCTTGGCCAGCATCGCATCATCTGCGGCGACGCCCTCCTGCCGGAATCATATGTGAAACTCATGGATGGCAAGAAGGCAAACCTCGTACTCACCGACCCGCCCTACAATGTGAATGTAGAAGAGACAGCGGGTAAAATCAAAAACGACAACATGAGCGATGAGGATTTCTACAAGTTCCTCTTTGCCGCTTTTGTGAATATGGAGCAGAACATGGAGGCAGATGCCTCCATTTATGTTTTCCACGCTGATTCCAAAGGACTCATCTTCCGTCAGGCATTCCACGACGCTGGCTTTTACCTGTCTGGTTGCTGTATCTGGAAGAAGGATCGGTTGGTGCTTGGGCGCTCTCCCTACCAGTGGCAGCACGAACCCTGCCTCTTCGGGTGGAAGGCCGGTGGGAAACACCAGTGGTATTCGGACCGGAAGCAGACGACTATCTGGGAGTACGACCGCCCCACCTCGTCGAAAGACCATCCGACCATGAAGCCCATCGCACTGATGGCCTACCCCATTCAGAACTCCTGCATGAGCAACTGCATCGTCCTCGACCCCTTCAGCGGGTCCGGCTCCACGCTCATTGCGTGTGAGCAGACCAACCGCATCTGCTATGGCATCGAGCTGGATGAGAAGTTTGTGGACGTGATCGTTGCCCGGTACATCGAGCAGACCGGTGATGCGGACGGTGTGTTTCTACTGCGAGGCGGTGAAAAGCTCCCGTGGAGCGAAGTGCCTAAGCCCCAGACCGGGGGTGAAGCATGATGGGTAGACAGCTCACCTTCCTTGACTTCTTTGCCGGGGTCGGTGGCTTCAGGCTCGGCTTAGAGCGGGTCGGCATGAGGTGCATAGGCTTTTGCGAGAACGACAAGTTCGCCGTGCGATCCTATCGCGCCATGTACGAAACGGAGGGAGAATGGTATGGAGCAGACATCACAAAACTCACAGCGGATGCAATTCCAAAAGCAGATATCTGGTGTGCGGGAAGCCCTTGTCAGAACGTCTCTCTCGCAGGGGGACGCTCCGGAATACACGGTGAGCGAAGTGGACTCTTTTTTAACTTCATTGACCTCATCAAAGGCCAAAAGAAAGAAGATAAACCCGAGTGGGTATTGTTGGAAAATGTTAAAGGACTTCTGTCAAGCCATGCCGGATGGGATTTCCTCGATTATCTCGGTGAGCTGGCCGAAGCAGGGTACGATGTTGAATGGGACGTTTTCAATTCCAGAGACTTCGGTGTGCCCCAAAGCCGGGAGCGAGTGTACACTATCGGGCATCTTAGAGCCAGAGGTCGAAGAAAAATACTACCTGTCAGCCCAACGAGCCATGGACATCTTAAGCAGGTTGTAGACGGAAAGCAGGGCTACCGTGTGTATGACCCTTCCGGTGTATCCTCTACCCTGTGCGGCGAAGCTGGTGGCGTTGGCGCCAAGACGGGCTTGTACCTCATAGACCAGTCACTGGTAAATCCGAAGATCACTGATACGGCTCGTTGCCTCGTCTCCCACTATACCGCAGGTATCGTCAATAGACGTGCCTCGAACAGTGGTGTGCTGGAGGTACAGCATCCCAGGGCTGTTATCGACCCAAGCCATGTATCGAAGAATCAGAACGGCCGCAGGGTCAAGGACGTTGATGAGCCGATGTTCACGCTCACCGCTCAAGACCGCCACGGCGTGGTGCTCGAGGAGCCTGATCCTATAAAGGTACGCAGTGCAGTCAATAAAGGTTATGAAGAAGCGGCTCCAGGTGACTCTATCGACCTTGCCTATCCCAAGTCGGAAACAAGACGGGCACGGGTGGGGCAGGGCATCGCCCATAACCTGACTTGCAGTGGTTCCATGGGGGTCGTGACATGGAACGGGAAGCAAGTGCGCATTCGCAGGCTGACTCCAAGGGAGTGTTTCCGACTGCAAGGTTTCCCGGACAAGCTGTTCGACAAAGCCAGGGCAGTCAATTCTGATGCCCAGCTCTATAAGCAGGCAGGAAACGGCGTTACGGTGCCAGTAGTTTCTGCGATTGGGCAGGCCATTCTGGAGTCCTATGCAAATTGTGTCTAAGTTGATAACTCTCAAAATCGGGCACAAAACCCGTTGACTTATGAGGCGTTCAGAGTGATATATGTGCTACCAAAACAAAAGGAGGCTGCAAGCCATGACCACCAATAACTTCACCCTGAACTACAATGTGACCGGGAACGACCGGAAACGCCTCGCTGATAAAATGGCCGAGATTCTCGGCTGCGAAGCCAAGTACCTTGGGGTGCCGACATTCAACTATGTGGTGGACTACTTCACCGTTGATAAGAGCGGCACCGTCATTTTCGATGACCGCGCTGACAGTGAAGAGGTGGAAAACCTCATAGACCAGCTTGAAGCTGCGGGTTTCCATGCCGAGAACGAGGAGGATGAGGATATGACGGAAGTCAACGTAGTGGTACCTGCTCAGGAGCTGACCGCCGGGCAGCTTTGCAACATTGTGTACCTGGCTCACGCGAAGCAGTACCTGCTCAACAAAGTGTTCGGTCAGGAGTTTTGGAGTATCGACGATGACCTGGTGCAGCGGCTCGCTGACGAGAACCCCACGGAACGTGAAGCGTTCATGTCCGTCTTTGAAGGCTTCCGCTCCACCTGCAAGGGTATCTCTTTCGATGACCGTCAGGTGACTTTGACCTATCCGAAACAAGAGGATGCAGATAAGAACGCTGCGCTGTCCAAGCTCATGGGTAACATGGTCAAGTCCGCAGCAGAGTCTAAGCGGGTCAACCCTGCGACAGTCATTGAGGAGAACGAAAAGTACTACCTCCGCTCATGGCTCCTGCGGGTGGGTTTCGCCGGGGCAGACGAGAAAGCGGCGAGGCAAGTCCTGCTGGCGGGACTGAAAGGCCACACGGCCTTCCGAACGCCAGAGGACGAGACTAAGTGGAAAGCTGCCCGAGCCGCCGCCCGTGAGCGGCAGCAGGCCGAACAAGGCACTGCCTCCGAGCCGGACATGGCGAGTCCCATTCCCTCTATGACAAAGGAAGATGCTGCGGAGGTAGCTGTTTCGGATGACGCCTATATCCACGCTGTCAATGAGCTTATCGATGGTCAGGATGCGTGAATACACACAATAACTCCGGCTCATGATTGTGTACTTTACGCTCAAATATAACTGGCTATTTACCTGATTTAGAGCGAATATGTGACTACCGAAAGGGAAAACAACAAACGGAGGTCGCATACCATGAACGATAAGATTGCCAGACAGGTTGAGGAAATGAAAAAGCAGACCATCGGGGTCGAGCTTGAAATGAGCAACATCACTCGACAGAAAACCGCTCAGGTAGTCGCCAAATACTTTGGCACCGAGAACACGGTGAGCTACGATGGCGGCGGCTACGATGTATGGAGCTGCAAAGACCGAAAGGGTCGCACTTGGAAGGCTATGAGCGACTCCAGCATCCGCGGCAGACATACCGCCGAGCTGACCACTCCGATCCTCACCTACGATGATTTGGAGGATCTGCTGGCAGTCGCCAGAGAGCTACGCCATGCCGGAGCCATCAGCAACCCCGAGCACGGTTGTGGTGTCCACATCCACATCGGTGCCAACGGCCACACGGCCGGAACCCTACGAAACTTGGCAAACATCATGGCCAGCCATGAGAGCCTGATGATCGACGCTCTCAACCTCGACCGGAGCAGAATCAACCAGTACTGCAGGACCGTTGACCCTGCATTCCTCCAGCGGCTAAACAGAAAAAAGCCCAAGACCATGAGCGGTCTGGCCGACATTTGGTATCAGGACAGCTACGGGAGCCGTAACACCCATTACAATCCAACCCGCTACCATATGCTCAACCTCCACGCGACCTTTACCAAGGGCACCATTGAATTTCGCCTCTTCCAGTTTGACAACCCCGGCGATGGTCGCAAGGGTGGCATCCACGCAGGCCAGCTTCGCACCTACATCCAGCTTTGCCTTGCCCTGAGCCAGATGGCCAAGGAGGTCAAGACCGCAAGCCCCAAGCCTCAGCAGAATGAAAACCCCAAGTACGCCATGCGTACCTGGCTCCTTCGGTTGGGCTTCATCGGGGACGAGTTTCAGACCGCCCGCTACATCCTGACCAAGCGGCTCGGTGGTGACGCAGCTTTCCGCAACGGTCGGGCTGCTTGAAGGGAAGGCAGGGACGAGGCTGCAAGGCCCCGTTCTTGAGGGAATCGACCCCACAGGCCACTATTGGACGGCATGACCGCCCTTTAGGTGGTAGAAGGGTATTCCCCAAGAAAGGATTGCTGTTATGAATACGAAAAGCAGAAAACTATATCTCGCCTACGGGAGCAACCTGGATAAATTCCAAATGTCGCACCGTTGCCCTGGCGCGAAGGCAGTGGGCACTGGGGTCATCAAAGACTACCGACTCATGTTCAAAGGCAGTAAAACCGGCTCCTACCTCACCATCGAGCCAGCAAAAGGTTACGAGGTACCGGTCGGTGTTTGGTCTGTGACCTCCGAGGATGAAAGGATGCTGGATATCTATGAGGGGTATCCGAGATTTTACTACAAGGCTGATATGCGACTTCCTGTGACAGATTTTGGCTCCAAAGAGACCAAGATGAGAAAGGCGTTTGTCTACATCATGCATGAGGACCACAAACTCGGGAAGCCATCCCAGACTTATATGAAAACGTGTGCGTTTGGATATCGTGATTTTGGCTTTGACCAGAAGATATTAAAAATCGCATATGACTACAGCATTGGGGAGGTGGATTCTTGATGAAACCTATGACCATCCGAATGACCGTTTGCCCGAGGTGCGGCCGGCCATATTCTGAGCCTCCGGCACTGTCCCGTAAGGATAACATGACCCTCATTTGCCCCGACTGCGGTACGAGGGAGGCTCTCACAGAAATCGGGGTCGCCGCTGATGAGCAGGAGCAGATCATAGAAATTATTCACAACTGCAAAGGCGGTGGAGCACGATGACTTTCCCCGACCCTTCAGTGGTAGCACTCATCCGCGAGAGCTACCCGCCCGGCCTCCGGGTCCGGCTCCTGCGGATGGATGACCCCCAGGCACCTCCGGTGGGGACGCTGGGTGTGGTGAGAGGCGTTGATGATACCGGCAGCATTATGGTCGGCTGGGAGACCGGTGGGTCCCTGAATGTGGTGTACAGAGCCGACCTTTGTGTCCCGGTCATCACTGCGGAACGACGGGAGGAGATATTTTCCCGTGCACTGGAGTACATCATCGAAGCAGCCGGTCATAATGACCTTTATCCCACGCTCCACGGATGCCTCGGCCTGTCGGATGAAGAGATTTCGGCTCTTGGAATCGGTGTAGACCGCACATAATATGTACAAAATGAAGGCTGTATGATCGTGTGCTATATGAGTCGAATTAACTTGATATTATGGTGCTTTAGAGCGAATATGTGACTACCGAAAGGGAAACAACGAAAACGGAGGAACATAAAATGAAGCACCCCTGGACATTGAGAGAGCAGTTCGAACTGATTGACCGCATAGCCATTAACCGCATGACCTTCGAAGCACACTTCACTAAGACCAAGGAGCGGATTGAGTTTTCATTCAATGGCTGGGACGGAAAGTCCTACAACGGCGAGACCCGCCACGCCTACGTTTATCGCACCGACATCCCTGGTTATGAGGACGCCCGCTTCATCAAAGTCGGCAAGGGAGTCCACTACGTAGAGGAAGCCGAGAATGTTCTGGAAAAGGCCACCGGCCTTACCCACAAGGGTGTTGGCTGGCTGGTGGACGTCCTTCCTGTCAGAGCCTAAACAGAAAAGAGGATTGTATCATATTTTGATACAATCCTCTTTAGCGTATAAACACCAATTTTGCGCCCTCATCTTTGTGTACTATATGCCTCTGAATTAACTTGCTATTCTGCCATTTTAGAGCGAATATGTACACACCGAAAGGGAAAACAAAGAAAACGGAGGACAAGATTATGTGGACAAAGGGTAAGATAGACGGATTCACCTACTGCGTGAAGCACTTTGATGAGGGCAGCGAGTTCGGCATCAATGAGGGGCGCATTTCCAAGCTGGAGATTCGGAAGGACGGACGCATCGTGGCTAACTACGATAGGGGCTGGGACATCAAGCCCACCGGCAAGGAAGCAAACGTAGCCTACGCGAAAATCCTGAAACAGTACAACTAAACAGCAGGACAGCCCTACGGGGCTGTTCTTCGTTATAAATGATTTTATGGGCTTCTTCGGAGGTCCTTTCTTTTTGCCCATTTTGGAGGTGATGCCTATGGCGCAGAGGGGCAGAAAGCCGGTCCCCACGGCAATCAAGGAGCTGGAGGGCAACCCCGGAGGCCGGCCTCTCAACAAAAATGAGCCAAAGCCGCAGAAAAAAGCGCCCCGCTGCCCCGCCTGGCTGGAGGATGAGGCTAAGCGTGAGTGGAAACGCATGGCGAAGGTGCTGGAGGCTATGGGCCTTCTGACCGAGATGGACATGGCCGCTTTCGCGGGTTATTGCCAAGCCTACGCCCGCTGGAAAGAGGCAGAGGAGTTTATCACCCAGCATGGCTCTATGGTGCGCACCCCCAACGGGTATCTTCAGCAAGTGCCACAGGTATCCATTGCCCAGACCAATCAGAAAATCATGCTCAAGTTCTGTGAGCAGTTTGGCCTTACTCCCTCCTCTCGCAGCCGCATCGTTGCTGGCGCGGACGGTAACGGCTCTGAGGACGAGATGGAGCAGTTGTTAGGCGGTGATGTGTGATGGGGTTTCAATATACGCCAACGAGTTTTATGCTTCCCACCTCACACTACGACAAAGCCAAGGCTGACCGGGCTGTCGCCTTTGTGCGCAACCTGCGCCACACCAAGGGCAAGTGGGCTGGGAAGCCCTTTGCCCTGTTGCCCTGGCAGGAGCAAATCGTGCGCGACCTGTTTGGTGTTGTGAAGCCGGACGGGAAGCGCCAGTTCCGTTCAGCCTACGTGGAGATCCCGAAAAAGAATGGGAAAAGTGAGCTCGCCGCAGCCATCGCTCTATATCTGCTGTTTGCTGATAACGAGATGTCGGCAGAGGTGTATGGCGCTGCTTCCGACCGCCAGCAGGCATCCATCGTTTTCGACGTCGCAAAACAGATGGTGGAGATGTCCCCTGCCCTCATGAGGCGCTGCAAAATCATGGGGGCAACAAAGCGCATCGTCAACTACAGCAACAGCGGTTTTTACCAGGTGCTCAGTGCCGAGGTTGGTACCAAGCACGGATTCAACGTGAGTGGCTTGGTGTTCGACGAGATACACGCGCAGCCGAACAGGAAGCTCTACGATGTGCTGACAAAAGGCTCCGGCGATGCCCGTGAGCAGCCGCTGTTCTTCATTATTACAACTGCTGGCACCGACCGCAACAGCATCTGCTATGAGCTGCACACCATAGCGCTGGATTTGATGAACGGCAGGAAAATCGACCCGTCCTTCTATCCCGTGGTTTACGGACTCTCTGACGATGATGACTGGACGGATGAGGCCAATTGGTACAAGGCCAACCCGTCTCTCGGTCATACCATCGGTATCGACCGGATGCGGGATGCATTCCTTTCTGCAAAGGACAACCCCGCAGAGGAGAACATTTTCAAACAACTTCGTCTGGACATTTGGACATCGTCCACCGTCTGTTGGATCCCCGACAACATCTACGAGAAGGGAAATAGTCCTGTTGATCTGTCATGCCTCAAAGGGCGTGTGTGCTATGCCGGACTTGACCTTTCCAGCACGTCAGACATTACAGCTTTTGTGATGGTGTTTCCACCACGGTCCGAGGAAGAGAAATACATCGTTCTTCCGTATTTCTGGCTCCCGGAGGACACGCTGGAGCTCCGCTGCCGCCGCGACCGCGTTCCCTACGATGTATGGGCGCAGCAGGGTTCCATCATGACTACCGAAGGGAACGTCATCCATTACGGTTTTATAGAGAAGTTCATCGAGGAGCAGGCCAAGCTGTACGATATACGCGAGATAGCAGTCGACCGGTGGAACGCCACACAGATGATTCAAAATCTGGAGGATGACGGTTTCACGATGGTCCCCTTCGGTCAGGGCTATAAAGATATGTCCCCTCCAAGCAAGGAGCTGTTCAAGCTCTTGATGGAGGGGAACGTCATTCATGGGGGCAACCCGGTCTTGAGGTGGATGGCTCAAAACGTGGTTATGCGCCAAGACCCTGCCGGAAATATCAAACCGGATAAGGAAAAATCCACGGAGAAAATTGACGGCATCGTGGCTCTCATCATGGCTCTGGATCGCTGTATCAGACATGAGGGAGACGGAGCCAGCGTGTATGACGAACGCGGTCTCTTTGTTCTTTAAAGTCGAAAAATTTACCTTAAAGGTTAACGTTTTGCTTGACTATCCTTACTGATTGAGCTATACTAAGTTTACCCCAGAGGTTAACGGCAAATGAGGTGACGGGTTGCAAATCACATACAAAAGCCGCAGGCTGGAGAAAGTGTGTACCAGCGCTTATGAAGCGGAAAAGCAGTATGGGCGAGAAATGGCGCAAAAGATACAAATGCGTCTCGACCAAATTTCTGCCGCTGACAGTGTTGAAATGATGATTCAGTTTAAGATTGGAAGGTGCCATCCTCTAACCGGGAATCGCAAAAATCAATACGCAGTTGATTTAGTACACCCGTTCCGATTGGTGTTCGAACAGAAGGGTACAGAAATTCGGATTGCGAATATTCTGGAAATTGTCGACTATCATTAAAGGTACAGCATAGTTAAGGAGGAAAGTTCTATGGTGAGGAGTCGCAACTACATTGCAACACCACCAGGGGCTACAATTAAGGAGCAGCTGGTCGACAGGGGCATGAGTCAGAAAGAGTTTGCCGACCGAATGGGGATGTCCCAGAAACACATCAGCCACCTCATCAACGGTGAGGTGCAGCTCACCCCTGACATGGCGTTGCGCTTGGAAATGGTGCTCGGTGTACCCACTCAGTTCTGGAACAATCTTGAGGCGGTCTACAGAGAGAAGCTCGCAAAGGCAAAGGCAGAAAATGAAATGGACGCAGACATAGAGCTGTCAAAGAAATTCCCTTACAAGGAAATGGCTCAGAATGGCTGGGTCGAGAATGTCAAGACCCCGACTGAGAAAGTATTTTGTTTGCGTAAGTTTTTCGAGGTTGCTAATCTCAACCTATTGGAGAAAGAATCACTCGTACCAGGTATAGCCTGTCGCAGATTAGCTGACGGTGAAAAAGCTGACTATGCTCTGTATGCTTGGGCGCAGCGTGCGAAACTGGAAGCCCGCGGGAAAGTAGTTCGACCTATCAATGTGGGTGGACTTCAGAAGGAACTTCCGCAAATTCGTGCGATGACACGGAAAAACCCATCAGATTTTTGTCCTGAGCTTGTGCAGGACATGGCTGACTGCGGAGTTTCCCTTATTTTTCTTCCCCACATAAGTGGGTCGTTCCTGCATGGAGCCACGTTCTATGACAAAGATAAAATTGTTATGGGCCTGACCGTAAGAGGCAAGGATGCAGACCGTTTTTGGTTTAGCCTTTTTCATGAAGTGGGGCACATCGTCCTCGGACACATCGGACAGTCAGGTGGAACCACACAAGCTGACGAAGATGCTGCGGATGCGTTTGCACGAGACATATTGATTGATCATGAGGCGTTTACGTCATTCGTGCAGCACAGAGACTTCTCACGAGCTTCTATATTAAGATTCGCAGATAGAGTTTCCATTGACCCTGGAATAGTGGTCGGGCGCTTACAGAAAGAAGGCTTTGTCGAGTACAGCTGGTATAAAGATCTCAAGACTAAGTATGAGATTACAGCATAAAATCAAACATAATTTTTACGGAGCATCTGCCGGAAACGGCAGGTGCTTTTCTTTTGCGTTTTTTAGGAGGTGCTCTATGGGTATTCGTAAATTGCTCGGACTCGCACGGGCGAGAGACAAGCCCAAAAACTACTACCTTGGCTCGCAGTATTCCTTCCTGTTCGGCTCCACGACCAGCGGCAAGTCCGTCAACGAGGTTACGGCGATGCAAACCACAGCGGTCTACGCCTGTGTGCGTGTGCTTGCGGAAACCATCGCATCGCTTCCGCTACACGTCTACCGATACGAAGGCAGGAACAAAACTCGGGTCTACGACCATCCGCTGTTCCACCTGCTGCATGACGAGCCAAACCCGGAAATGACATCGTTCGTATTCCGGGAGACACTGATGACCCACCTATTGCTGTGGGGCAATGCCTACGCCCAGATTATCCGTGACGGAGCTGGTCGGGTAACAGCACTTTACCCCTTGCTCCCCAACAAAATGAGTGTGGAGCGGATGAGCAACGGTCAGCTGGTCTATCTCTACACAAGGGATAGCGACCTCAATCCCAATATGAAGAAGTACGGGCAAATTGCTCTGGCACCGCAGGATGTGCTTCACATCCCCGGACTTGGCTTTGATGGACTGGTCGGATACAGCCCTATCGCCATGATGAAGAACGCGGTGGGTATCACAATCGCCTGCGAGGAATATGGAGCCAGCTTCTTCGCCAACGGAGCTACACCGGGCGGTGTCCTGGAGCACCCCGGTGTCCTGAAAGATCCTGCCAAGGTGCGAGACTCATGGAATGCGGTCTATCAGGGAAGCCAGAATGCCCACAAGGTGGTAGTGCTCGAAGAGGGTATGAAATATCAGCAGGTCGGTTTGCCGCCAGAAGACAGTCAATTCCTCGAGACCAGGAAGTTTCAGCTGGATGAGATTGCCCGACTTTATCGCATCCCTCCTCACATGGTTGGCGACCTGGACAAATCGAGCTTCTCTAACATTGAGCAGCAGTCCTTGGAATTTGTGATGTACACCCTCGACCCTTGGGTCATTCGATGGGAGCAGTCACTTCAACGGTCTCTGCTGCTTCCCCAGGAGAAGAAGGACTACTTCATAAAGCTCAATGTAGATGGCCTGCTGCGAGGTGACTACGCTTCCCGCATGAACGGATACGCTACCGCCAGACAGAATGGCTGGATGTCCGCAAACGACATTCGTGAGATGGAAGACCTGAATCCCATCCCTGCGGAAGAGGGCGGTGACCTGTATCTGATAAACGGCAACATGACCCGGTTGAAGGACGCCGGAGCTTTTGCAGTGGGTGCCGATGGAACTTCCACTACACAACAGGAGCCACAACAGCCCCAAAGAAACACACCCCAAGAGAAAGTGAGGTAAGGCCATGAAGCGAAAATTCTGGAATTGGGTCAAAAATGATGCTGACGAAGCCCTGGGCGTCCCCGAATCGAGGACGCTCTTTTTAAATGGTGAAATCAGCGATGAGACCTGGTACGGAGATGAGGTGACCCCGGCACTGTTCCGCGATGAGCTAAATGCTGGATCTGGTGACATCACAGTCTGGATCAACAGTCCCGGCGGCGACGTGTTTGCCGCTGCACAGATCTACAATATGCTGATGGACTATAGCGGCGACGTGACCGTAAAAATCGACGGTCTCGCCGCTTCCGCAGCTTCGGTCATTGCCATGGCGGGTACCACGGTGCTCATGTCGCCGGTTGCCATGATGATGATCCACAACCCTGCCACCATTGCAATTGGTGATGCCGGGGAAATGAAAAAGGCCATTGATATGCTCTCCGAGGTAAAAGAGAGCATCATGAACGCCTACGAAATCAAAACCAATCTAAGCCGTGCGAGAATTTCGCACCTGATGGATGCCGAGAGCTGGTTTAACGCCACGAAAGCTGTGGAGTTGGGCTTCGCTGACGGCGTCCTTTTTGATTCCCCTGATGGCCAGAGTGAGGAAGATCTGGAACAGGGACAGCCAGAGGCCATCATGTTTTCGCGCATGGCGGTCACCAATTCCCTGCTCTCGAAGCTCATACCGCCCAAGCCTGAGAAGAAGACCCCCATTGACCAGCTGGATAAGCGGCTGGAGCTTTTGAAATAAGTGATTGGAGGAAAAACACAATGAACAAAATTCTGGAACTGCGTGAGAAGCGTGCGAAGGCGTGGGAGGCGGCTAAGGCATTCCTGGACACTAAGCGCGGCGGCGACGGTCTGCTCTCTGCTGAGGATACCGCCACCTACGACAAAATGGAGGCCGATGTGGTGGCACTCGGCAAGGAGATCGACCGGCTGGAGCGTCAGGCGGCGATTGACCTCGAGTTGTCCAAGCCCACCAGCAACCCCATTACCAATAAGCCTGGTACGGCTATGACCGGTGAGGAAAAGACTGGCCGAGCCACCGATGAGTATCGTCAGGCGTTCTGGGATGCTATGCGCAAGAAGAACTTCTATGACGTGCGCAACGCCCTGCAGGTCGGCACTGACACCGAGGGCGGCTACCTGGTGCCCGACGAATTTGAGCGCACCCTTGTTGAGGGTCTGGAGGAGGAGAACTTCTTCCGTTCTCTGGCTACCATCATCCAGACCAACTCCGGCGACCGTAAGATTCCTGTTGTCTCTTCCAAGGGCGAAGCTGCGTGGATCGATGAGGAAGGTGCTTTCCCCGAGGATGACGATGCCTTCGGTCAGGTGACCATCTCTGCCTACAAGCTGGCTACCATGATGAAGGTGTCCGATGAGCTTCTGAACGACTCTGCCTTCAACCTGGAGACCTATATCGCCCGTGAGTTTGCCCGTCGTATCGGTGCCAAGGAAGAGGAAGCCTTCTTCGTTGGGGACGGTACTGGCAAGCCTACGGGCATTTTCAATGCCACAGGTGGTGCTTCTGCCGGTGTGACCGTGTCCAGCCAAACCGCCATCACCTTCGATGACGTGATGGATCTGTATCACTCCCTGAAATCCCCCTACCGCCGCCGCGCAGTGTGGCTGCTCAATGACGCAACCGTCAAGGCCCTGCGCAAGCTGAAGGACAACAACGGCAACTATATCTGGCAGCCCTCTGTCCAGATCGGTGTACCGGATATGATTCTGAATCGCCCTCTCTACACCTCTGCCTATGTCCCCACCATCGCGGCGGGTGCGAAGGTCATGGCGTTTGGCGACCTGTCCTATTACTGGATCGCTGACCGTCAGGGTCGCTCCTTCAAGCGTCTGAATGAGCTGTATGCCGCAAACGGTCAGGTGGGCTTCCTCGCCTCCGAGCGTGTAGATGGCAAGCTCATCCTGCCCGAGGCAGTGAAGACCCTGTCCATGGCCGCTGCTGCAGGCACTGGCGGCTGATAAACCTGATAAGGCTCCGGTGGTTCATCCTGCCGGAGCCTGACTTTTGAGTGGAGGTGACCGCATTGCTGGTTTCTCTGGAGGAGGCAAAGGCATATCTGAAAATCGAATACGACGAGGAAGATGACTTGTTACTCTCCTTGATCGCGTCCGCGGAGGATTTGTGCGCGACCATATTGCGGAAAGACCTTCCCGAAGATGACACTGTGAGGGTTGCTGTCCTCTATGCTGTCAGCTATCTCTTTGATAGCCGTGGCGAAACCAATATGACGGACCTGGTCGAGATGCTGAAGGCTATCCTCTCCGGTAAACGGGAGGCGGTTTTCTAATGATGGAAGTCGGCGCAATGCGTCAGCGCATCACCATTCAGAAAGCAACTGTTACCGCAGACGAGATTGGGAACAGAAAGAACACCTGGGCTGATTACCATTCCTGTTTCGCCTACGTCAATCTCTCATCTGGGAAAGAGTACGAGGCTGCTGGTCAGACGCTCCCCGGTGACACGTTGGTGTTCACTATACGCTGGTGCGAGAAGTTGGAGTGGCTGGACTGCTCCCAATTTCGAATCATATTTGCAGGCAGGGTCTACAACCTCGTAACCGTTGACGATGTCCAGTTCCGACATCAGCGCTTGAAGATGACAGGAGAGCGGGTGAAACGGTCATGAGTAGAAAAACCCCTATTGGTGACCTTGCCGCCGCAGTTATGGATGCGCTGGATGAATACCGTGACCTTGCGGAAGACACCGTCCGAGATGCGGTGAACAGCGTGGCAAAAGAAACCACCAAACAAGTGGAGGACAAGTCCCCCGTCCAATCCGGGGAATACCGGAAAGGTTGGGCGGCGAAGAAGACGCTCGACCGCAGCGGAAAGCTGGCTGTCACTGTCTACAACCGCAAGAAGCCCGGCCTGACACATCTTCTGGAGAAAGGCCATGCGAAGCGCGGCGGCGGTCGCGTAGAAGGTACCGCCCATATTGCTCCTGCAGAGGAGTATGCGGTCGATGAACTGGAAAAGCGAATCAGAAAGGGGCTGGAAGGATGACGCTTCAGGAAGTGGCCACGCTTTTGCGGAGTATGGGTATTCCCTTGGTTTACCACCATTTTGCAGAAGGCGAGTCTCCAGACCCGCCTTTTTTGTTGTATCTCTCCCCTGGCTCGGACAATTTCGCCGCTGATGGCATCGCCTATTTTAAGGTCACACAGGTAGATATCGAACTGTACACCGACGAAAAAAGCCCGAACACAGAGGCACAGCTGGAAGCCCTGCTCGATGGAGCGGGGCTTTTCTACGATAAGACCGAGTCCTACATCGAGTCGGAGAAGCTGTACGAAGTTTTATATGAATTGGAGGTCTGACCCATATGGGTAACAAAGTCAAATACAATCTGAAAAATGTATATGCGGCGAAGCTGACGGAGACCCCCGGTGAAGACGGAGCGGTTACCTATAGCTACGCTACTCCGCAGGCTATCCCCGGCGCAGTCAGCATCAGCCTGAGTGCCGAAGGTGAGTCCAGCCCGTTCTATGCGGACGGTATCGTGTATTTCCGCACAGTGACCAACAACGGATACAGCGGTGACCTTGAGATTGCCCTTATCCCCGAGTGGTTTCGTGAGGAGATCCTTCAGGAGACTCTTGACGAGAATGGTGTGCTCATTGAGCAGAGCAACAATGCCGAATCGGTCAAGTTTGCCTTGCTGTTTGAGTTCGACGGTGATGTGAACGCCATTCGCCACGTGCTCTACAACTGCACGGCATCCCGTCCTTCCATCGAGTCCGAGACGAAGGAGGACACCATCGAGCCCGGAACGGAGACTCTGAGTTTGACTGCTGACCCCCGTGCGGATGGCATGGTCAAAGCTCGCACCGGTGACACCACAGATACCGCAACCTATAACGGCTGGTACTCCACGGTGTACGAGATGGTACCGGTCACTGAGGCCGGAGGTGGCGTATGATCAAGCGCGAGATCATGGTCTGCGGCAAGCCTGTGATGTTCCGGTCTTCCGCTACGGTCCCCCGCCTGTACCGAGCAAAGTTTAAACGGGACATCTTTCGTGATCTCTCGAAGCTGGAGAAGTCGTTCAAAGCCAATGCTGAGACTGGGGACGAGTTTGCCATTGATGACCTCGAGATTTTTGAAAATCTGGCCTACATCATGGCGTACCATGCGGACAACACCATCCCCCAGGACATCAATGAGTGGCTCGACCAATTCGAGATCTTCTCCATCTATGAGATTATGCCCGACTTGCTGGCCATGTGGAGCGACAATGTGCAGACGGATGTGGCCGCAAAAAAAGGGTTGGCAGAAGTGAGCGGGAAATGACAACGCCCCTGTTCCTTCTGCGGTGTCTTGAGATCGGCGTTTCTATCCGTGACCTTGACCTGCTCACCATCGGCATGGTCACAGATATGTGGACGGAGCGGGCTAACGATGGGGTGAAATACCGGCAGGTTGCCACACAGGAAGATTTCGATAGGTTTTAAGGGAGGCGAGGGCTTTGGCAAATCGAATCAAGGGCATCACCATTGAGATCGGTGGTGACACGACTGGCCTGGACAAAGCCCTAAAGGGCGTCAATTCTTCTATCAGCAAGACCCAGTCTGCACTGAACGACGTGAATCGCCTGCTGAAATTGGATCCCACCAACACTGTGCTTGTGACCCAGAAGCAGGAGCTTCTTTCCCAGGCCATCAGCCAGACGGAAGAGAAGCTCTCTGCTCTGGAGGCCGCGCAGGAACAGGTCGCAGCTGCTTTCCAGCGCGGCGACCTCGGTGAGGACAAATATCAGGCATTCCAGCGCGAGATCGAAGAGACCCGTGGCAAGCTGACCCGATACCAAAATGACCTGACCGACTTGCAGACAGAGCAGGATAGACTCGGAACAAACACACAGAGGCTGGGGAAGCTCTTTCAGGCGACCGGCACTACAGTGGATGACTATGCTGATGTGCTGGGTGATCAGTTGGTACGCGCCATCAAGAATGGCCGTGCTTCTTCCGACCAGCTGAAGACTGCCATCGAGAAAATTGGCTCTGCAGCAACTGGGAGCCGTGCCGATGTGCGGCAGCTTATTGATGCCATCGACACTGTGGATGATGGCACGGCAATCACCAATCTCATCCAGCAGCTTCGGGAGGCCAGCAATGCCGCAGATAAGACCTCCGAGAGTATCGGTGGGATAGCAGATGCGACCAAAGGCTCTGCACTCATACAAGCGGCTGATCAGCTTTCCGGTGTGGGCGACAAACTGCAGGAGCTGGGCAATGCCGCTGTGGATGCCTTTTCCGATGCGGAGAGGGCATCCTCCAAAGTGTCTGCCTATTTTGGAGAGACCGGTGAGGCCGCAGAACGCTCTGCCGCCATTATCGAGAACGTATATGGAAACGGCGTCGGTGACAGCATGGAGAGCGTTGCCGACGCCCTCATTCTTGTAAAGCGAAATCTGGGCGACCTCAACGATACCGACCTCACCAACCTTACTCAGCAGGCACTCAGGCTGGACGAGCTGTACGGTATCGATATGAATGAAACTCTGAGGGGTGTCAACTCCCTCATGGTGCAATTCGGCCTTACTGCACAGGAGGCCATGGACTATATCGTGGTCGGCACCCAGAATGGCCTGGACAAGACAAATGAGCTGGGTGACAACCTCAGTGAGTATTCGGGAAAGTTCGCCCAGGCGGGATATTCTGCTTCTGAATACTTCCAGCTGCTGGACAACGGCCTTTCCAACGGTGCGTATAACCTGGATAAAGTCAATGATGCCATAAATGAGGTCACGACCCGATTGGTGGATGGCACCATTGGCGAGGCCATCGGTTCCTTCTCAACTCGGACACAGGATTTCTTTACAGCGTGGCAGAGTGGCGAGGCAACACAGAAGCAGGTTATTGACTCCATAGTGCAGGACATTGCCTCCTGCACGAATCAGCAGGAAGCATTGAACATGGCGGCTACTGCATTCGGCACCATGGCCGAAGACGGTAGCCTTCGCTTCATCACGGCGCTCACGTCCGTTGGTGACACCTACGACAGCGTCGGAGAAGCGGCAAACGGAATGCTTGATGAGACGATGACTTCAACCGAGCAGCTGGAGTCCAACACCCGCAAGGTTCAGCAGGCGCTGGCACCCCTTGGGGAGCGTATCACCGAGCTTGCAAACACAGTTCTCCCGCCGCTCACTGCCGCTATTCAAAAGGTCAGCGAGTGGTTTGGTAAGCTGCCCGGCCCTGTTCAGAACTTCGTAGTCATCCTTGGCGTGCTACTTGCTGCCTTTACTGCCTTGACCCCTGTTATAGCCGCCATTGCAGTTTCCATTGGAGCGCTGAACATTTCCCTGCTCCCAGTCATAGGTGTAATTGCAGCTGTAGCTGCGGCCATCGCTGCTATCATAGCCATCATACAGAATTGGAATACGATAGTAGAGACTGCAAAGAACATCTTTCAAAATGTCGTGAATGCCATCGGCGTGGCAATCGAGGGTCTGAAATCCTTCTTCACCGGCCTGTGGGAGCACATCCAGTCGGTCTGGAACACGATCTGCAATGTTGTGCAGACCGCAGTAATGTTCATTGGCTCAATCTTGGAAGCTGCCGTGGACATCATCTCCCTACCTTTCCAGTTCATCTGGGAGAATTGCAAAGACATCCTGATTGGCGCATGGAACGCTATCCAGAGCGCCGTTTCTACGGCAGTGAATGCTGTAAGTTCGGTCATCACCACGATTTTCACTGCTATCAGGGATTTCTTCAGCACCGTGTGGGGCGCCATATATGAGCGTATCTCGACAGTACTGAATGCAATCCACTCGGTCGTCTCTACTGTGTTTAACGCGATCAAGTCGGTCGTGACTACCATATGGAGCGGTATCAAGAACGCTATTACCACCGTGGTGGATGGCATTCGAAATACCATCAGCACGGTTTTCAATTCGGTAAAAAACACGGTGTCCACCGTGTTCAACAACATCAAGAACACGGCGACCAATGTTTGGAATGGCATCAAGAACGCCATCGTTCAGCCGATTGAAAAGGCCAGGGATACCGTGAAGGGTATTGTGGACAAAATCGTCGGCTTCTTCTCTGGCATGAAGATTGAGTTACCCAAAATCAAACTGCCCCACTTCTCCATCACAGGCAAGTTCAGTTTGGCACCTCCGAGTGTGCCGCATTTGTCTATCGACTGGTACAAAGAGGGCGGCATCATGGACTCTCCCACGATTTTTGGCATGAACGGAACAAATCTCATGGCCGGTGGCGAGGCGGGTCCCGAGGCCATCCTTCCCCTGAAGGGCTTTTACGACCAGCTGGAGCGCATCCTGACTACTCGTCTGGACACTTCCAACATGGAGCAGTATTTGGCGGTCATCGCCGCAAACAGTGGGAAGGGTATCTATCTTGACGATGGAACCCTGGTTGGGCGGCTCCTGCCCAACATAGATGCTGGCTTGGCTGACTACAACATTCGGAGTGGGAGGGGTAACCGATGAGCAGCATTTTCCAAGGGGTACTCATAAACGATGAGCATACGCTGCGGGAGTGGCGGGCTGTCATCACCAACTCTGACATCATCTCACTTCCAGAGCCGAACACAACCTATCTGGAAATCCCCGGTCGAAACGGAAGGTTGGATTTATCTGAGGTGTTGACAGGTGACGTGTCCTTCTCGAACCGAACCATAAAGCTCCAGCTCGCAAAGAGCACAAGTGTGGAGGACTGGTACAACACCTGCCTCCACATTTTTGATTATATCCATGGTCGCTCTGTCAAGCTGACCTTCGACGATGACCCTGACCACTACTACACCGGTCGTGCCAGTGTGTCCGATCCGCAACGCCTCCGAACCGCTGGGCAGCTCCTGATTACTGTGGACGCCGACCCATTCCGTTATGAGCAGGAGGTCTATTCCTGCGAGTGGGAAGCCGCATCCGGCACTGAAATATCCGGGGTGCTTATCAACACTCGTAAGCCTGCCTGCCCCACGATTACCGTGGATACAGACTGTAACCTCGTTATTGGCACGGTGACCTATGCTTTGTCTTCGGGCGAGCAGACGCTCCCAAGCATCATTCTTCCTGAAGGTGAGACAGCCTTCACAGTGAGCGGTGCAGCCAGTATCAAGTTTTCGTATCAAAGGGGGTGCCTGTAAGTGTATCAGCTTTTCTGTGATGGGGCACTGCTCTATGACCTTCGCAACCCTGATTATGCTCTCGCGGATCTCAAGTGCGAATTGGAGGTCAATAAGACGGGAAGCCTGTCCTTTCGCATCGTACCGACACACCCCATGTACAGCGCAATACAAAAGATGAAATCCGAGATAGCCTTGTACCAGGATGGTGAGTGGCTTGGATCGTTCCGGGCACTAAACATGGAGGGTGACTTTCAAAATATTATGACCGTCACCTGCGAAGGTGAGCTGGCTTTCTTGCTGGACAGTGTCCAGAGGCCGGCTGAATATCATAACACCCCGGTTGCTGAGTATTTTGGAATCCTGATTTCCAACCACAACTCCGATGTCGGTGAGGACAAGCAGTTCACGGTGGGTACTGTAAACGTCACAGACCCCAATGACAGCCTTTATCGCTACTCTTCCTATGAGTCGACCTGGTCGACCATCGAAGAGAAACTGCTTGACAGGCTGGGTGGCTATATCCGTACTCGCCGGGTGGACGGTGCTCGAGTCATAGACTATGTGACTGACTATGCCAATGTCAATCCGCAGGTTATCCGATTTGGCTCAAACATTCTTGATCTGACGCAGGCTATCCGGGGCGAGGATATCGCAACCGTGCTTATCCCGCTCGGTGCGAAGAATGAAGAGACTGACGAGCGTCTCACCGTCGAAGCCGTTAATGACGGAAAGGACTATATCGAGGATGCTGATGCTGTTGCTCTATTTGGCCGCATCGTGAAAACCGTAGAGTTCGATGACGTGACCGTGGCCTCCAACCTGCTCTCCAAAGGTTATGAGCAGCTGGCCAGTCAACAGCTTCCAACCGTGACCCTGACATTAAGCGCCATCGACCTGCATCTGGTGGACGTGTCAATCGAGCGCATCAAGGTTGGGGACTCCATCAGAGTGATTTCTGAGCCACATGGCCTGGACGAATACATGACCGTCCAGAAACTGGAGCTTGACCTGCAAAAGCCGGAAAACTCCAAGGTCACCCTTGGCACGACCAGGAAGACACTGAGCCAGACGGTCAATGAGGGACAACGGGAGAACCTTGACGATATCCTTGGTACCCAGCAGTACCTTCGGGAGACCATTTCCTCTGTCAAGGTGGAGGTCCAGGACAACTATTCCGAAATCTCAAAAACGGCTGAAGAGATCAAGGCGTCCGTTGCTGAGAATTACTTGTCCAAGACCGATATGGAGACCATTCAGCGGGATTTCCAGACCACTATCACGCAGAATAGCACAGAGATCCGCATGGACTTCACGGCTGTCACCAACGACATCATCGACACCATCTCCTCCAATCAGAGCCTGCTGGAAGAGTACATCCGCTTTCGTGGAGCGCTGATTGAGCTGGGGCGTGTAGGCAATGCTTTCACGGCAGAGCTATCCAATGAGGAGCTGGCTTTCAAAGAGAACGGGCAAACCATTGCTTATATCTCCAATCAGAGCCTGGTCATTACGAATGCCGAGATAAGGAACAAGCTCTCCCTCGGCAATGAAGAGCGGGGCTGGTTTGACTTCATCCCCCGTACCACCGGCAATCTGTCAATTCAATGGAGAGACGCCGTAACGTAAAGGAGTGAGCGCCTTTTGGCTTCCAGCGGCACTTTTTCCGGGTCTATTCGTAGCGGTCACTACGCTTTGAGCATCAGCTGGACGCAGACCCCGAATGTTTCTGCGAATACGTCCACCATTCAGGTGAGCATCGCGCTCATCAACGACTGGTCTCTCCAGGTGAGCGGGCGTACAGATAATCGTATAACGATCGATGGGACTACGCAAACATTCTCTTCTCCGGGTGTGTATTCGACCGGTACCCATCAGTTCAACACTGTCAGCCAAGTGGTCAACCACAACAGCGATGGCACCAAAACGCTGACCATTACTGCAGTCTACTATATCCGAGCGACACTTAGTGGCACCTACTACGATTCCATCACAGCATCGGCGACGATCACTTTGGACACTATCCCTCGTGCATCCACAGTGACTGCGCCGAACGGTACCATTGGCACTGCGCTTACGCTGACAGTGAATCGGGCTTCGACCGCCTTCGTACACACGCTGACCTACTCGTTTGGGGCGAGAAGCGGGACAATAGCCAGCCGCACGACCTCTACCTCCATTTCATGGACTCCATTGATGAGCCTCTGCAATCAGATACCAAACTCAATATCCGGTAACTGCATCATTACCTGCACCACCTACAACGGCACTACGCAGATTGGGACATCGACCAGCTATATTACGCTGACCGTCCCATCCAGCGTGGTGCCAACCATCTCCGATCTGCTCGTAACGAGGATTGATGGAGATGTGCCATCGGATTGGGGTGTATATGTTGCTACAAAATCGAAGGCCACAGTCACTATCCAAGGTGCTGCAGGCTCCTATGGCTCCACCATAAGTTCATATAGCATAACCGGAGGCGGCTTTTCAAGCTCTGAGAGCAGCTTGACCACTGGCTTCCTGAACAGCTCCGGGACTATCACCTTTCGGGCTCGGGTCACTGATTCCAGAGGTCGCTTCTCATCCTATGCCACTGTGAGCATCACCGTACAAAGCTACAGTGCGCCCTCGTTTACCAGCTATGAGTCAGACCGCTGTACCAGCGGAGGGTTGCTTTCCGATGATGGAACGTATGTCCGGGCACTTAATCGTTTCCGATATTCTTCTTGTAGCGGACACAATGCAGTTACTACGCAAATCGAGTACAAACGATCTACGGAGAGCACATGGACAACAGACCCAGGCACCTTCAGCTCTAACGTCGCCTGTATATTCGGAAGCGGTCAGATTTCTGCAGAGTATTCCTATGACATCCGCTACACCCTGACCGATGCGTTTTCCTCTGTCAGTGTTCTGGATGTTATCTCTACTGCGGCGGTGTTCATGGACTTCAAAGCAGGAGGGACGGGTATCGCTTTCGGAAAGGTGGCAGAAGACGACGGAATGGACGTGGATATGAACGCCCATTTCAGACGGGACGTAGTCATGGACGCGGACCTCGATGTGGCGGGCATCACACGTCTGCAAGATGACACCTACTTTTCAGAGCGAGCTATTTTTAACGGCGATGTGACTTTTTATGGGGCTGTATCTGGCTTCGCTAAATGCTATTACGGAACCTGTACAACGACAGCCGCTACCTCTTCCAAAACTGTCACTTGCGAAAACTTCTCCCGTACAGTCGGCTCAATTGTGACAATTTATATGTCCAATGCAAATACCGCCACATCGCCGCGGCTCAACATCAATGGGACAGGTCTCACTTACTTGGCCTATGGAGGTGTCCGAATCAGCGGGGCGTATCGATGGCTGGCACAAAGCATGGTGACAGTCATGTTCACTGGCACCTACTACGAAGTGTTGTCCATGGGCGCAACGTGGAATCCCACCGTGAGTGGAGCAGCATCTTATTCCTATCGAGAAGGTCACTTCACCTACCAGGGTGGTTTGGTCACCCTCAGTTGGTGTGTTTCAGGCACCTTCTCCAGCTCTACTACGAGTTCTACAGTCACCAGCATTTCCGGCCTGCCGTTTACCAACCACGGACAAGGAGTAGCCTCGGGGGGCGGTGTGGCCTATGGGTGTCGTGTAACTGGCACCTCATTTGGAGGCTGGTGTATCAATAGTGGGGAGTCCTCAATTGGTGGAAGATCTGAAAGCCTTACACAAAACAATACTGTCACTCTGGGGTCTATGTATAATTACCCGTCTGTGACCTTTACCTTGTCTGGAACAATCCAGATGAGGGCACTTGATTAACATGAGGAGGAAATAAAATGTTGAAAGAAATCGTTGGTTATTGTCAGCTCGGCTTTGCAGCCGTAGGCGGTGCTCTCGGCTGGTTTGTCGGGGGCTTGGACGGTTTCCTCTATGCCCTGATTGCCTTCGTAGTCATCGACTACCTGACCGGCCTTCTGGCTGCGGGTGTGCAGAAGAAGCTGTCCAGCGAGGTCGGCTTCAAGGGCATCGCAAAGAAGATAGCCATCTTTCTGCTGGTAGGTATCGCCAACATCATTGATGTGGACGTCATTCAGAACGGCACTGCGCTTCGCACTGCGGTGATTTTCTTCTACCTGTCCAACGAGGGACTGTCCATTTTGGAGAACGCTGGGAACATTGGTCTTCCTATCCCTGAAAAACTCAAAACCATGCTCTCGCAACTGAAGGACAAGGAGGATCCTGAGAAATGAATTTACACAAACTCTTACTCACAAAGAATGCCTGCTACATTGCAGGCGGCAGAATGAAGCCCAGGGGCATTATGGTACACTCCACAGGCGCAAACAACCCAACTCTACGCCGATATGTGGGTCCTGATGATGGCCTGCTGGGTGTCAACCAATACGGGAATCACTGGAACACCTATACACCAGGTGGACAGAAGGTCTGTGTCCACGCTTTCATTGGTAAACTGAAAGATGGGAGTATCGCCACTTATCAAACACTGCCGTGGGACTATGTAGGGTGGCATTGTGGTGGTGCCGCCAATCAAACACATGTCGGATTTGAAATTTGCGAGGACGGTCTGACCGATGCCTCGTATTTTTCTGCCGTTTATCAGGAGGCAGTTGAGCTTTGCGTGTATCTCTGTAAACTCTACGGCCTCACTGAGAAGGATGTCCTCTGCCACTGCGAAGGACATGATAGGGGGATCGCCAGCAATCACGGTGACGTGATGCACTGGTTTCCCAAGCACGGTAAGACTATGGATGATTTCCGGGCAGCGGTCAAGGCTGGGCTGGAGGAAAAGGAGGAGCCACAATTGGACAATACACCGAGCAGCTGGTCTCAAGAAGCAGTAAAATGGGCTACCAACAATGACCTTCTGGAGGGTACCGACACTGGGGATTTGAAGCTCCGCAGCCCTATCACCCGTGAGGAGTTCTGCGTGGTGCTCAAGCGCTACCATGACAAGACCCAGGCTGGCGATTTGAAGTAAGGCAATAGGGGCAGGGACTATTCCTGCCCCTATTTTTTATACCGGCATAAATTCGCCCAAAAATCAGACCCCTGCGCACGATTGTTTTACTTGACTAATACCCCGTTTAGAGTGATGAATACAGTACCGAAAAGCCGAAAGAAGGGTAAAAATGCGAATCAAAATTATAAAAGCGAACCCCCCAGAAATTCATAAGCAACGTGTCGCAGCGTATGCCCGTGTCTCGACTGATTCACCCGACCAAGAGGGTTCTCTGGAAAGCCAGACGCAGTACTATAGCGAGTATCTGAGTCAAAATCCGGCATATGAATTCGTGGGCATTTATTCTGACAAAGGAATCACCGGCTACAAAGAGCAGCGGCCAGGCTTCCAGCAGATGATGCATGATGCTATGAATGGGTCCATCGATTTAATCTATGTGAAATCTATATCACGATTTGCACGAAACACCGAGGTCTTGCTCAAAGCAGTCCGAGCACTGAAGAGCAAAGGCGTCGGAGTCTTTTTTGAAGTACAGAATATCAACACCCTCTCTGGAGACGGGGAACTCATGATGACCATTCTGGCGGCTTTTGCGCAGGGCGAAAGCGACAACTACGCGGAATTAACGCGGATGCATTTCAAGCGGCTGTTCAGCCAAGGAAAGCCGACACGCTGTACAGCTGCTACCTTTGGTTACTCTGAGGACGAGTATGGCGGGCTGATTGTGAACGAGTCAGAGGCTCGCGTAGTACGGAAAATTTATGAGCTTGCCCTTGGAGGTGCTAAGCTCAGTGGGATTGCAAATTGGATGAACAGCAACAAAATACCGGCCATTAAGGGCGGCTTGTGGAATCCCACGGGAATTCGTCGCATTTTGCAGAATGTGACCTATCAGGGTGACCTGATGCTCCAAAAGTCTTACCTTGATACCAAACGTCACCGCCATCCAAACAAAGGTCAAGTGGAAAGCTGGTATGTCCAAGACAATCACCCCGCTATTATCTCCCGCGATGACTGGCAAAAGGTACAGACCATACTTGATAACCACGTGATTCCGTCCGCACAACCCGTGGCATACGCCAAAAAGGATGAATTCGGTAATTACCTGCTGGCAGGCAAACTCTTCTGCCCATTATGTGGGGCGTCACTACAACACAAGTTCAGTAATTCCAGGACTTCAGAATTTTGGGCTTGCAGAACCAATTTAAAGAAAACCAAAGCCGCCTGCCCCGGAATCTATGTGCCTGCTCAGGTCGCAGAGGAGTGGGTCATTACAGAGCCTACAACGGTGCTTGAATCAAAGGATGACTTTGGCATCCTGCATTTCACCCCAGTGCCAAAGCGGAATTATGAACGCCGGGTGGGGTGCCAATATACTAAGAAGGAGGATTAACCATATGGCCAGAACCATTGTCCACATCCCCGCGCAGCCCAGAGCGGCGACTACATCGGCTACACAGGTCACTCGATTGAGAACAGCCGCATACTGCCGGGTTTCCACGGAACAGGAAGAGCAGCTGAACAGCTACGAAGCGCAGGTTGACTACTATACAAATTACATCAAAAGCAACCCAAGATATGAATTCGCAGGCATCTATGCTGACCGGGGCATCACTGGAACCAACACCAAGCGTCGTGAAGAATTCAACCGTATGATTGCTGATTGCGAGGCTGGGAAGATTGATTTCGTCATTGCAAAGTCGGTATCACGTTTTGCCCGCAATACCGAAGATTGCCTTTTCTATACTCGCAAGCTGAAAGACCTCGGTATCGGCATCTACTTTGAGAAAGAAAATATCAATACCCTTGATGGCGGCGGTGAACTGCTGCTTACAATTCTTTCTTCACTTGCCCAGGAGGAGAGCCGCAACATTTCGGAAAACTGCAAATGGGGCATCCGTAAGAAATTCCATGACGGTAAGCTGCACCTCAATGCTGACCGCTTCCTTGGATATGATAAAGACGAGAAAGGTAAGCTGGTAATAAACGAGGACCAGGCCGCGATTGTCCGCAGGGTATTCTATGAGTATATCTGGGAAGGACTCAACCCGGATGCCATAGCCAGAAGGCTCCAAGCCGAAGGGGTTCCAGGCTGTATGGGCAAGCCACGCTGGTCGGTGAGCACAATTCAGGCCATGCTGCGCAATGAGAAATACATGGGCGATGCTCTTCTGCAGAAAACCTATACCACTGACTTCCTAAACAAAAAATCGGTCAAAAATCACGGCGAGGTGGAACAGGTAAGGGTCAAGGGCGACCACGAGGCTATCATCGAGCCAGAAATCTGGGATGCAGTCCAGCTGGAGCTTCAAAGACGGCATCGGTACACAGAGGAGCACAACATTCGCTTCCGTGGCAGAAATTCTGACGCACAGCCTTTCTCCTGTAAGGTGATATGCGGGGTTTGCGGAAACCCGTTCTGGCGGCGCACATGGTATCGAGAGAATAAAACAATCAAAGTTTGGCAGTGCGGGCAGCGCTATCAGGAAAAGGGTGTCGTGACCTGCGTCAGCGAGAATCTCAAAGAAGAAACGCTGTACAACGCTTTTGTCGTTGCGTGGAACGCCATCGTCGACAATCGGAAGGAGCTGCTCCCTGAATGGGAAGAGACCATGCAAAAAGGCAATGCGCTGGAGAGACTCCGCGCCCAGCAGATGATGGAACTAACAGATCGTCCAAAGCTGTTTTCTATCGACCTTTCACTGGTCGGGAAGTGCCTGGACTTTGTTGAGGTAAACAACGGAGGCGTGCTGAATTTTCATTTCCTCGATGGGGCACAAATATGCGTTGAAACGAATGTCGAATAGTATGGCGATAAAAAAGGTTGTGTGCTAAAATGGGACAAAGGAGGGTGGTACTTCGCCAGCCACCCTCCTTTGGTCAGGAATTCTAATGAATTTGAGGTGGTTTATGAGTGGGTTTTCTTGATTCTCTGTTCAAGCGAGGAAAAGGGGCAGCGGACGCAAATCGTGCCATTGCCTTCATTGATTACGAACATTGGTTTTATTCCTATAGAAATCTATTCCACATGACACCTGACCCTGTCTCTTGGCGAAAAGAGCTGGAAAAAAAGTACACACTTGAAGACGTGATGGTCTTTGCAGATTTCTCTACACGGCCTATCGCAGACAGCCTTAATAGCGTCCGTGCTATGACCAACACCGTTATCTCTACGCAACAGTCTTCCCCATACCGTAAGAAAGACATGACCGATTTCATTATGCTTGACTATATTTATCAGGTATCAGCCGAGCGCGACAATGTTGGCACCTACATACTATTCACGGGAGACGGACATTTCCAGTCGGTCGTGAAGTACTTAACTCTGAAGATGGGCAAGCGGGTAATCGTCTACGGGGTCACCAACGCAACCAGTAACCGACTGAAGGACGTTGCTACAGAGGTTTATGAGATACCGACTTCTGATTCAGTTATAAAATCCTGCTACAGCATGATTGTTGATAACCTTGCATATGTCTCCACCAGGAACGATATTATTCCGTCCTTCAATGGTACGGTGGCTGCTGTAGCGAGGCGCAACGGGGTTGAAGAGCCAGAAGTGGCCGCTGCCCTTCAAGAGATGCTGGACAAGGGCTTGGTGGTTAGAAAGGATCGCCGGGTAGATTTCAATCGGACCGTTAAGGTCATCACCGCCAACTGGGAAGCGCTGATTGCCGAGGGACTATGGGATCCAAGCAACGGATAGGGCACGTACTGGTCAACGGCCTGTGAGCTTTGCAAAGAACCCCCTACCATGCTTGCTATGAAGCCGCATATCCCCGCCGCGCATCAGTGCGTAGATTTCCGCTCGAGCAGCTCGCTCTTTTTTCGCAGCTCTGCAGTTGGGGCACCTTTTAGGTACCTGCCATCCGTTGGCATCGAAGTGCTCTTGCTGTGCTACTGTGAAGATGAATTTTCTAAAACAATCCTGGCAAACTAAAATCTTGTTTTCTCTCATGGCTTTGGCCTCCTTTAAGTTTTCGTATATAACCGCAAGGGGGGTACCCTCGTCTATATCCGCAAGGGTGCAACCTCCTACAAGAAAAGGCCGCTGATGGGCATGACGCTCACCAGCGGCCTTTTTACTTATTTTACTTACTCGTTATAATCCTCCATTTCATCGTCGCTGTCGGTATCGGCTTTTTTACGGCTTCCCCGCATCCAGATGACAGAGTCCTTCAGGTTGTAAATGACCGCTTTGTCCTGAGAGCTATACACCCCGAGGACTGAGTGGCGCTGTCCATCATTCAGCTCCGGCATCAATTCGTGGAGGGTGGCCATTAAAGCCTCATTCTGGACAAGGGTAGATTTCTGCCCCTGCTCCTCACGAGGCTTGGAGAAGCGCGTGGACTGACCATCCTTTTCCCGGCAGATCTGGATGGCGAGCTTTTTGTCACGAGCGTTAACCAGGAAATGGACATACGGGCTGTACTCCAGAGCCTCAATCACGTGGCGGGAAAAGCGGAGCCGCTTGGGTTCGATGATCATCTGCATCGGGCCGACTTTCTTGCGAATCTCAATAACGGTAAAATCCTTAAGCATTTTCAGTTACTCCTTCTCGTGTGGTGTTGGTTTTGAGCTTGGTTACGATTGCCGAGATGCTGTCCAATGGCCAGTCAGGATTGAAAACGCACCATCCCTTGAAGTTGCCGCCCTTTATGGTCTTGATTCGGATTTTGCTCAACGGCTTGCTGGTCTTTCCGCTGTGACGCCTACGTCGCTTGCCAGAGGACAAGCACTGCTGCACCTCCAGCCATACCTCTCGGCTTACAATGGCAGGATGGTGGTCACTCAGTCTATATTGCCGCACTTGTCCTCTGTTCTTGACAACGCGGTGAGTGAGGCAGTTTGGGGTGTAGGTCTTTTGCATGAGAACATCTCCGCAGTATTTTTCATTGCGAAGAATGTTGTAAACGCTGCCCACCGGCCAAACATCCAACCCTTTCACGGTTGGGATGCCCTCTTTGGTCAGATGAGCAGCGATTTCTTTGACGGTCCATCCGTCGAGGTATTTCTCATAAATGAAAGACACGACCTCAGCTTCGTCAGGGACGATGACCATGTTGCCGTATTCGTCCGTTGTGTAGCCGAGGAGTACCCACGTTGGAATCATGGGGATTCCGTTGGAGAAGCGGTGCCTGTACGACCATTTGATAGCTTCAGACTTGTTCTCGGACTCGCCCTGGGCAACGCTGCTCAGTAGCGCAAGAACGGCCTCCTGCTTTGCATCGAGCGTGTTCAGGCTCTCGCCCTCAAAGTAGACAGCGACAGGTGGGTCGAGGTTTTTTAGCAAGCGTACATAATAAAGACAGTCCAAGGTGTTTCTGGCGAAGCGCCGGATATCTTTGGTCAGCACCATGTCGATTTTTCCGGCCTTGCAATCAGTAATCATCCGCTGGAAGTCCTTACGCTTTGCCGCATTAGTGCCCGAGAGACCTTCGTCGGCATAGATGTCAACCAGCTCCCACTCTGGGTTGGCTGCAACCAGCTTTTGAAAATGGTCAACCTGATACTCGTAGCTGGTGGTCTGTGCGTCCTGGTCGGTGCTGACACGGCAGTAGGCGGCGACCCGAATGGTTTTAACCTGCTCGGGCTCGAGCTCCGATCTTGCCGGGATAATCTCGACTGTAACACCAGCCTTAAGATTCTTGTCGATTTTCTGCCGTTTTGCTTCCCTTCGCTTTTCGGTCACAGACCCACTCCATTTGGCTTTCTGCTCATTTTTCCCTTTCATGGTATCACCGTCCTTTCCCGCAGCCGACTAAACTACGTAGGGGCGCGTATTCGCGCAAACCTATTATAGCGGCTTGTCTTTTCAGTAGGACAGTGCGATATTACCTCTGAACGGGAAAAAGTCAAGGTTCGGATTTAGAATGTTTACCAACTTTCTTGTAATAATCGGATTATGATGATAAAATAGCAGAGAAGTTTCCACAAGGGGGAGGTAATCGTTCAGTGCCTGATTACACATACCTACGCGATGGGAATACACCAAATGTAGAAGAACAATGGAATCAGTTTGAAGTTTCGTTTGTAAAAAATAGGTCACTAATACAATCTGTGATATCAGATGCAGTGAAGAAGCAAATCAAAGGCGACGTTATCAAATTTTATCGGAATGGAAGCAGTAGCATACCTTATGTAAAAAAGGGCTTTCTAAGCAAACGCTACAGCTATTCCAGTCGCTTGTGGGGTATCAATATAAGGGTTTACAGTAATAACAAACGCATTAAAAAAGTTGGTTTCCCTTTCGGGATACCGGAAGTGATATTTACCGATTCGAATGAAAACATCCAAATCACCATACCGAGCCAAAGAATGTTTAATTCAATCTTGACCGATATTTGTTCAAATTTGAGAGAAGAAGAAATAACACTTGAGAGCGAAAGTCTCTCAATCTCTTCAACGAGTTACTATGATGATTATGCGCTAAAAATAAGCGCACAATTAGGAATACTTTGAGCCAGAGACTGTGAATCGAAGGTTGTGTATTACAACAAGAATGCCCATACTATGAGGGGGATACCTACACTTCCTTTACACCCATTTGCGTTCCCGTATTGAACACCACCGTCAGTCGGGCGTGCTGTTTCTGGACGAGCTGCCCGAGTTTCACCGCGACGTGCGCGAGGCGCTGCGCCAGCCCATCGAGGACGGCATAGTGACCGTATCCCGCGCGGCGCAAGTGCGGCTGGTACGGGCATCCGACGCGCCGCTGCACCTGTTCCGAGACGGAGATAAGGAAATACCACGCCCGGGTCTCAGGTCCGCTGCTGGACAGGATAGACATC